TCACCCGTTTTTAAGTGCTTCAGCAAACACATCTGTAACCTTCTTTTTATCATCTTCAATAACATGAGCATACGTTTCCCAAATCACTTTTGGTGTGTTTCCAAGTCTTTCAGCAACAGTTGCAACATCTTCACCACTGTATAATAAAATCGAGGCATGAGTATGTCTTAATGTATGGGGTTTAACTAAAGTGCCCATTTTTTCTGATAAACGTTTGAATGCGTAAAATAGACTGTTATCAGCATATGGCTCTTTGGTTTGAGAAGAGATAAAAACATAGCTGGTCTCTTTAAGTTGTTCTCCATCCTCTAACAGAATTTCAGAACTCCATACTCTATATCTTTTTAGAAGTTTAATCAATTGCTCGTCTATAGAGATTGTGCGATAACTATTCTTTGTTTTAGGTGATCGATGGCCGTTCCTATCACGAGTTCCTTCTATAGTAATTGTTCCATTCTTTAAATCGACATTTTTCCATCTTAAAGCTAATGCTTCACCACGTCTAATGCCAGTGAAAGCAATGGTTCTGATAATAGTATAAGACGTTAAAGGTTCATCTGATTCTGCAATTTCAAGTAATTTATTTAGCTGCAGGATATTCAGTACATTTGGCTCTTCACGTTCGTCATCATTTATAACCACTTTAGTAAAACGATTGCGAGGGATTATTTCTGCATCGACTGCAGCATTAACGGCAACTTTAAATACACGATGAAATAGTCGCACTGTCGAAGGTTTGTATTCCTTCAACAAAGGAGTAATAAATTTCCGTTTATACGTTTCTTTATCTATAGATGAAAGTTTCATTTTGCCAATTAACGGTTTAACCTGGTACTTAATTATGTTCTTTCGCTGTTTTTGAGTAGTGATTTGCCACTCTCTCTCGTTTGACTCGTACCATATATCCATCCAAGCTCCAACAGTCATATTCTCATTTTCTACTTGAATAGAATTACCATTCAAAAGTTGAGATTTAACATCCAACAATTTTCTAAATGCAACAGTCTCAGTTGAAAAACCTTGCCCTGTCTTTTCTTTACGCTTTCCTAAAACATCATAGTAACGATAACGATAAGCAAATTTAGTAGATCCATCAGCATCTACATACCAATATAAATCCTTATCCTTTTTTGATTTAATCATTTTTGGTTTAAAACTCATTTGACATTCCCCCAAGATTTCTACACGGACAGGTGTACTTTTTGGGTAATTGTCTTAGCATCACTCCTTTCACAACATCTTTGCTGCTTTGGTATTCAATTCATATATAAATTTATTGTTTCTGTATTGTTCTAATCTTTTGTAAGCAAAATGCCATTCAACATTAAATAGCTCTTGAATTAATGATATAGCTTTATCTTTGCAATCCGGTATTATGATTTTGTTCAACATAAATGTTGGTACACATGCTTGTAACATAAAGTTATTAGCTTTCCATTCCTGATACTCAATCCATGAGAAGGGCATCTTTTCTTGGCTGCCACTATGAAATAAAACATGACAAAGTTCATGACAAAAATCTTGCCACAATTGTTTAGGGGATAAATTGCGTTCTAAAAAAATATAAGTTTGAGTACCTAGAAATAAAACTTGGCTAGGATTCTCCCAAAAATAAACTAGAATACCTAAGTTGTAAGCAATATCATTTAAATCTAGTTGGTGTGGTAATGAGACACCTATTTTTGTATATAGATTCTCTATAAAATCCTCTGTGTATGTAGTATACGACATAAAATCATCCCCAAATCTCTCGTATAATAAAACATATGTTCTTATTTAATTTACAATAAAAGCCCACTTCTAGGAAGAAGGGCTAAAAACAAAAGTATTATTTCTTTTCATGTTTTATAATTTCCCAAATGTCACGTAATCGTTGAACAGTTTCTTCATCGGATTTAGGAAGTTCTTTATAAAAGACCTGTAATTCTGGATTGTTAGCAAAGGCTAAAAAATCCTCTTCATCTCTACTCTCTTTCTCTGCCATTTCACCAGCGCCTGTAAGTAACCATTTAAACGAAACTCCATATAATTCAGCAAGGGTAACTAAAGTATTTGTGTCAGGTTCACTTACGTCGTTTTCATAGCCACTTAAAGTTTTGTTGTTTATATTAGTTCTCTCTTTAACTTGGGTTTGTTTTAATCCCACTCTATCCCTAGCTAAGCGTAAACGTTCACCTAAAGTTGACAATTAAAACACCTACTTTCTAAGAATAGAGTATCATTTTCTTAAAATCAAGGAATAAAATTCTTAGAAAAATAGAATTTTTTCTGGACTTCTTAGTTTTTAGGAATTATTATGTAATTAAGTTATTCTTAATATCTAAGAAATGGGGGTGGGATTATGAAAATCCATGAAAGAATAAAACAGTATATTGATTCTTGTGGTTTAAAACTAAATTTTGTTGCAGATAAGTCGGGTATTAAACCAAAAAGGTTCTATCGAATAATTAATGGTGATGCACCTTTAAATGTTGATGAATATGAAATGATTTGTAGTGGATTAAATGTAGAACCTGGATATTTTTTTAAACAAATGTTCTTAGAAACTAAGAATAATGTTGTGACCAACAAAATGGTTAGCTAATTTTTAATCCTCTTTTAGAAAAAGGCGGTCATAATAATTCAACATGACATTACAAAGTCCCAAGAATCAGGCAATATAGAAGCCATTGCGGTAACAATGACTTCTATAAAAGCTACTGTTTTTCCCATTTACGACCTTTCTCTTGTGTAGGTGGTAAGCGATCACCTTGATCAATTTCAACAATTCTAGCTTTGGGAACTTGTCCGCCTCTAGGACCAACTTCTTTGTACTTGCCAGGTGGCTGGTTATCGGTGCCAGGTTTAATTAAATCACTCATATATAACACCTCCTTCTACCGTCAATATTCAACAAAAATAGAAGGAAACCTTTAATAAAAATCAGGAGGTTTTATCATGAATCTAGTAATCATTCAAAATAGACAAGCTGTAACTACATCATTACAGGTAGCACAAGACTTTGAAAAAGGGCACAATCATGTACTTCGTGATATTGATGCATTAAAGGAGGGTGTCCAAAATTGGACAGACCTATTTAAAGAAGATGTTTATGAACATCCACAAAATAAACAGCAATATCGCATGTTTTATATTAACCGAGATGGTTTTACTTTATTAGCAATGGGCTTCACCGGAAGCAAAGCACTAGAGTTCAAATTGAAATACATCCAAGCTTTCAACGAAATGGAACGTCAACTAACGCAACCAACAACTGCCGAATTAATTGCGATGATGGCACAGCAAGGTGTTGAACAAGAACGCCGTATAAATGCTGTAGAACAACGTACTGCTTATTTAGAGTACCAACAAGAAAATATTACTCAAATTGTTTCTCTCAATCCAAACGAATGGAAGGACAAAGTCAATATCATTTTGAACAAAATCGCATTAGCACGTGGTGGTGGTGAGCAATATCGTCTGGTACGAAACGAGAGCTATGGTTTGTTAGAAAAACGTGGTCATTGTCGTTTAAATATTCGCTTGGAAAATCGAAAGAAAGAAGCACTATCAAATGGAATCATTTCTAAAGCTAAAATTGAAAAATTTAAAAAGATTGATGTAATTTCTGATGATCCTAAACTCGTTGAAATCTACTTAGCTATTGTGAAAGAAATGGCTATAACACACAAAATTAAAGCAGAAGGGTTGGGAGCCTAATGTTAGAACTAATCAGGAAAACCACTTTACTTACAGATCAATTTGCAATTGAAACTAATACAAATGTCGATAGTGCTTTATCAGTTGTTTCTATAAATACAGTAGATGGAAATGAAGCTGTTGGCTTCACAGAAAACACAGGTATTACTTTGAGTCTTGATTATGAAGAATTAGATGAAATTATCTTCATTTTACAGGAAGCAAGTAACGCTCTTAAACGTTCAGAAAATCGATAGAGATGCTGAATCTATAAGTGATTGGAGGTACCACATGACTGCCATTGTACAAGTAGAAGTCAAAACTGACAACGAAGCATTAGATGCAAAATATGATGAGATTTTCGAAAAACACATTACGGCTAGAAAGAAATTAGTAACTGTTAAACAACTGGCTGCAATGTACAGTATGGAACGTGATGCACTTGAGGATGCGTTTTTTACAGATCCTCGAATAAAACTATATGAGCGCCGCCGCGGAAAAGGTAAACGTTTCTGGATAGCTGAAAAAGTAATTCCGATTATGGATGAAATAATTGAATACGAATGGAATTAGAAAACTTCACACGGACAGGTGTACTTACATTCGTAACTTATAAAAACATAGGAGAGGCCAGGGCAAATGGCCTCAATCAAACTACCAATCTAGTAGAAATCGAGAGGTAGGGGCAAATCTACCTCTTAACCATTATTATACAGAGGATTTATACAAAGTGCGGTCTCTTACAAGTTAACTTTTCTATGAAATGTGACTTATTCAAATATGAAAGGAATGGAAATATGACTGTTACTGGAAATTTAGTTGGCGAGGTAATGAAAGAGATTAGGGGTGATGAAACACAATTAAGATTCGGTTTTGATTTTGGTGTAGGGAGAGAGGCCATATCCAAATATGAGAACGGACGTAGTAAGGTCCCTGCAGATATAAGTAAAAGCATCGTAGAAAAGTTCGACGATCCTAAGTTTGCACTTGCTGTACAACATCAATATACAGGTACAGGGCCAATATGGTTGAACGGTCCAAACGTAGACCTTCATAGGTGTAGTGTGCGTGAGAAAACAATAGAAGAACTTCAAGAAGCCTTAGATTCCATAACTAGTACAAGCCTAGCTAAACCAAGTGATGCCATCGAGCATTATGAGCGGAAAAATATTATGGACATGATTGAGGAGGCAGTTGAGGCAGCTACAGCACTAGCGAACTTTATCGCGGTGACTACAGAGCATCTAGGAATTAGCTACACAGGGGTTTGGATGGACCATTATAAGTACTTACAAAAGGAAGGATTTATCAAATGAATATAGATGAACAAATTGAACGTGAACTAACTTGTATTGATGATCTAACAGATGTAATCAAACTACATGCAAAAGCAGGTCGTATCAACATAGCAAAACAACTAGAGCAAGACCTACATAATTCGTTAACACAACTAGAAAAACTTCATAAGAAAAAAGAGTTATGGACAACAGTAGCAGATTTAAACCAACGAGGGATACTTGTTCAGGTGGTGAAGAAACTTGCGCATCAAGCCTAGAGCGTGGCGACATATGACATTAAAACAGAGGTTAATTTATGTACATTTCTTTTGTGATAAGAGGGTGCTAGTGAGGCTAAATGAATACAAAAAAGCTGCTTAATCTTTGCGGGATTAAACAGCATGACAATCATATACAAACCAATTATATCACAAAATCAGACGTTTGCGAGAATTATCTCGCTCTCGTCAAGCAGCTTACAGCACCGTCTCCCTACGGTAATGCTTTGCAGTTGTAAGTTGCTTGATGGGATGCCATCAGAAAGAAGGTGAGCACATGCGACAACTTATGGAAGTGGAGAACCCAATGGTATTAGGAACGATTGAAACAGTAAATTATGTTCCTACATTTAGGTATATCAAAACAGATTTTCGTGATCTTTATGGTAGTTTAATAGTTTTCAATGACGATTATATGGAGTTTCCGAATGGAGATATAGTGCATTTCGACAATATCCATACCTATTTAGAGGATAACTATAATGCCAAATTTTGCACAAAAAAATAAACCACTACTCGTAATAGTGGCTTAGGAAAAATCATTTTTACCATCATATCACGAAAGGAAGTAATTTGCATGGTTTTAGCAAAAATTACGACTGCTGATATGAGTCGTGACGAGTGGTTAGACGCTCGTCGCGCTGGTATCGGTGGGTCAGATGTTGGGGCGATTATGGGATTTAATCAATATAAAAGTGCTTACCAGGTGTTCTTAGAAAAAACAGGCCAGTATCATGAGGAAATCGATAACGAAGCTGTTTATTTCGGGAATGCACTAGAGGATTTCGTTGCTCAAGAGTTTGCCAAACGAACAGGGAAAAAGGTGCGTCGATTAAATAAGATGTTAGTCCATCCAGAACATGATTTCATGCTTGCTAACCTTGATAGGGTTGTTGTTGGTGAACGAGCTGTACTTGAATGTAAGACAGCTAGTGAGTATGTAAAAGAAGCTTGGGAAGGTGAAGAAATACCAGCAAGTTACTTATGCCAAGTTCACCATTATCTAGCTGTTACAGGCTTTGAAAAGGCTTATATCGCTGTACTTGTTGGTGGCAACAAATTCATCTGGAAAGAAATCGAACGTGACGAGGAATTTATACAAATCCTCATAGATCGTGAGAAGGACTTCTGGGAGAATCACGTTTTAAAAGATGAAGCTCCACCGGTTGATGGTTCGGATGCAACAAACGACTTAATCAAAAAAATGTACCCACAAGATGATGGTACAGCCATCATGCTCACAAAGGATGATGATGTTCTACTGGATGCTATCGATTCCATTTCGAGCGAAATTAAAGCGTTAGAGCAGCAAAAGAAAGAGTATGAGAATCAGTTAAAGCTCAAGTTAGAAAACGCTACAGAAGGGCACTCTCAACGTCATAAGGTGACATTTAAGACGGTTGTTTCGAATCGTGTTGATAGTAAACGACTAAAAGTGGACGCCCCTGATATTTACGACAAATTCATTAAACCATCATCTTCACGACGACTAACAATTAAAAAATTGGAGGCTTAATAAATGGCTACTACAAATGAGTTAAAAGCTAAATCACAAAATCAAGTACAACAAAATGTCACGCCAGAGCAATCATTGAACACGTTATTAAAACGTATGGGTCCTCAAATTCAACGTGCATTACCAAAACATATGGATGCTGATCGTATTGCTCGAATCGCCTTAACAGCAGTACGTGCCACACCCAAGCTACTAGAATGTGACCAAATGAGCTTTGTGGCAGCCCTTATGCAATCAGCTCAACTAGGAGTAGAGCCAAACACAGGGCTAGGACAAGCCTATTTAATCCCTTACGGTAAACAAGTTCAGTTCCAGTTAGGTTATAAGGGTTTAATCGACCTAGCTGTTCGTAGTGGTCAATACAAAGCTATCTATGCTCACGAAGTCTATAAGGAAGATGAATTTTCATTTGCATACGGATTACACAAAGATTTAGTACATGTACCTTCCACTAATCCAGAAGGTGAACCAATCGGCTACTATGCGGTATATCACTTAAAAAATGGTGGATACGATTTTGTTTACTGGACAAGAGAACGTATCGATAAACATGCTCATGAATTTTCTCAGGCTGTAAAAAAAGGTTGGACAAGCCCTTGGAAAACTAACTATGACGCGATGGCTAAGAAAACTGTACTAAAAGAAGTATTAAAATACGCTCCTAAGTCAATTGAGCTACAAAAGGTAGTTGAGGCTGATGAAACGATTAAAACTGAGGTTTCAGAGGATATGAGTGATGTTATCGATGTTACGGATTACTCGGTTATTGAAGATGAATCTGCTCAAGAGGAATTGATCATTGAACAGTAACGTACCCCACAAAGTCCTTCTGCCTGCTTGGATATTTGAGCAGGCGAAGGATAACGATGAAATCAGACGCTTGGTGCTGGATTATATGAGGCGATACCCCAACTACAGGGTGCTCAAGGTTAGTGGTAGTTTCGCAGTTTGTGAGCGTGAACAACGACTTTTATAGAAGAATACGACACAAAAAGGGGAGAAAAACATGAGCTTGAAAGACACTAAAATTTATATTCCAGAGATACCTAAAGAATGGACAAAACGAATGCGTTCTGGTCATACAAACATCTGGAATGAGAGGTCAACGAACCCTGAATTACCCGAAATGTCATTAAATCCACCAACAAATGGGTTATATGCTGAACGATTGAATGATGGTTGGTATTGGGTGTGTGGATGTAACAAGTGCTTAGAAAATGGTGAACCGTATTCATATATCGTTTGTGAAGAACATGACAGATGCATTACCTGTGGGACTCATAGAAGAGACCTTACTGAGATTCCTTGGGGCCGTCGTGATGGTTTTCAGTGCAAGCTTTGTCACGCAAGTGAACACGAAGAACGTAAACAAGAGGCATTACAACTTGCTCAAGAAAAAGGTCATTCTGAATGGGATTGTTTCCGGGAAGATAAAATTATTTGTCCTGTTTGTGCTTCAGATTGTTCAAGTGACGATATGCATGAAGATGGAGAAAGTGAAATGACTTGTTATGTCTGTGATACAGAATTCATTGTTGAAATTGAATATGAGGTTAAGTACACATCCAGTGTGAAAAAAAGTTGATGAAAATTTGTGGATTTTGTGAATAAATCTGTGAATAAAAATTTGAATATTGAAAATATGGAGGGCAAACCATGCAAGTATTTCAACAAAACATCTTCGGTGGAGAGGATGAAATTATCTCTACTGTGCCAGTCATTGTGTTAAAGCACAAAGAAAAAGAAGGTCGTTATCTTGCAGCAGATATTGATGTAGCAGATTTTAGTGATCCGGATGGCGACGTTTCTATGGATGATATTCAAGACGCTTTCATCATCGTTCGTAATGATCGACAAAAGCCAGGGCAACAAGAAATCGATGAAGTGATAGCTCACTCAGAGGCTCATAAATCATACATGTATGAACATTTCGGTGATAGAGCTTCAATCAGCTACGATGTCGCAAAATGGCTTGAAACATATGAGCCTGTCAACATCGACATGCCAGTAGATAAGTTCAATGAGGCAGCATATACGAACGACTGGGAGCCAGTGAAAACGTACTAGGAGGGGTCAGGGCAAATGGCTAAATACAGGAATGTACACACAACTTTTTGGGACGACGGCTTTGTATTGGATCTAACACCAGAGGAGAAATACTTCTATCTGTATTTGATGACGAATGGCAATACAACGCAATGTGGCATCTACGAATTGCCATACAGAGTCATAGAAATGCACACAGGTTACAACAGAGAAACGGTGCAAAAGCTACTACAACGATTTGTGGAGTATGGAAAGATCACATACAACGAATCAACAAAAGAAATCATGTTAAATAATTGGGCAAAGTACAACTTTATCAATTCACCGAAAGTGAAAAAATGTATCGAAAAAGAGCTGCTTGCTGTTAAGCATATACCGTTTGTAAGGAGCTATGTTACCTCTTTGGAACAGTATGGATACCATATCGATACCTTATCAATACTGTTAGAAGAAAAAAGTGAGACGAAAGCACCTAACACTAGTAATGGCGAGGGTTCGATACCGTATCCATACCCTATAGATACCCCTTCCATAGACTATGGGGAAGAAGAAGAACAAGAACAAGAAGAAGAACAAGAAAGAGAAGAAGAAAAAGAACAAGAACAAAAGAGTGGTCAGTCGGTTTCTTCTCAATCTGATTTTGCTAGATTAGTTGAATTTACAAATCAAAACATTACTCCAGTTCTTCCAACAATCGCTGAACACCTTGGCTACATCCTAGATGATTTCAAAGATGTGGACCTAATATTAGCAGCATTACAAAACGCAGTAATAAATAACGCTCGTAACAAAATCAAATACGCAGAAGGTACATTAATCAACTGGAGAAAAGACATGATTACTACTTACCAACAATTGCAGTTGAAATCGAAGGAGGCTCAACGAGATGCAAGCAATCAAGGACACAATAGAAGCGATGGGTACAAGGTTGAGTTGGGCTTCTGACGAGTATTGCTTTAAACATGATGAAAGAAAATTTCCAACAGGCATCAGGATGTTAGAAAGACAAAAAGGTTCAGGGAAATTTGAATGTCCAATGTGTTTTAGAGAGGGCAACAATAATGTTCTTGAAAAAGAATACTCTGAGATAAAAAACGAACAAGAGCGCATGGCTAAGTTCAACACTCTTCTTAAACGTAGCATTGTACCTGACAAAACAATACTAGAAGCTCGCTTTAATACTTACAATCTCAAAGAGGATGAACATGAGGCTAGGAAAAATGCACGTCTAATGGCGCAGTTTGCTGATGAAATCATAAGTGGACAAGTCTTTAACATTTTTCTGAATGGTACTCCAGGTGTCGGGAAATCACACTTGAGTTACAGCTTGTTGCACCGTGTAAATAACAACAGCGATAAAGAAAAGTCCTGTTTGTTCATTGACTTTGACCAGATGTTACGTGAAATACGAGGGTCCTTTAAAAATCCAGAAAGTAAATATACCGAGTTTTACTTCACGGACCTTTTAAGCAAGGTAGATGTTCTTGTTTTAGATGACCTTGGCGCAGAGGTTGGTAATGAGGATACAGATAAGAAAGCATCAGACTTCATAGGACGCATGCTAAGAGCTATTTCAAATGCTAGGCAGGATAAAGTAACCATCATCACTACAAACCTTACAGGAGCCAAGCTGAACACTATTTACGATAGCAAAACTCTATCTAGGTTAAACAAGAATGCTAAGGTCGTGCTTTTTAAAGAGACTAAGGATAAACGTAGTGTGGATTTAGGATTTTAGATAATGAGGGGCAACAGCCCCTTGTTGGAGGGTGAAGGGATGGACACAGATATTCAGTTTTTGAAAGACCTACAAAAACAAATGCAATTGGAAGACGAACATGAAAATGACAGCCAAGCATCACCTCGTTTTTGGGTGATTATGGACTATCGTGTAGTACCAGCAAACGAAGATTATGATGATGGTTTTGATTCTTATTTCCATAGCGATGGTGATCATACAGAGTTTCGTAATTTTGATGAGTTGAAAGAATTTATCGAAGAGTATTACGAGGATGAAGTAGATGATTATCTGCAATTATTGCTTAATGATGAATCAAAGCATTTCGATACTTTATGGGCTCATATCGAGAACCACCTGAATGATGATGGGTTCTTCAGTAAAGTTTTCTGCAAGCGAGAAGAATTCATCGTTCAGGACACTATGTTTCTTACGAAAGAAGAAGCAAAGCGCCACCTTAAATTAAATCATTACCACTATACAAAAGAGGCTCGCACATACGCAATGACAGCTTGGCGAGCACCAAAAGTAGCACGATTATTCAATATCCTAATGTCATTTGATTGGGATTCAATGAAAGCAAATAATACTCATGAATCAATTAAGAAAGTGCATCGAGAATATTACGAAACAGCATGTACAACACCAAAAGTTATTGAGCAGCACCGTTCGTTAGGTGTTATGGATGGCATTGTATTCACGTTAAATGCACTAAACATCAAAATTGAAGGGGTGAATGAGTGATGAATCAAGAACAGTTGAATGCCATTAAAGAACGAGTGGCGAAGGCTACACCAGGACCGTGGGAAAGTGAAGAAACAACAGAAGGGCATATCGATATTTTTAACCCTAATGAAGATTACGCCATTTGCCAAACAGGTAACGAAACTTATGATTGTCTGAATGATGGTGATCCAGAGTTTATTAAACATTCCATTACAGATGTGCCAGCTCTTGTTGCAGAGGTTGAGAGGTTACACAAAGCATTAGAAAAAATCATGGAAGTTGAAGCACCTATCATGGAAGGTACGAAAGGTTGGGAAACACGTTCTTACGAAATAGCTCGTCAGGCTCTAGGTGGTGAAGCTCATGAATGAACAGTTTTTAATCGATCAAATCATTTTGTACCTAGGCCAACATCAGCGCTTTGGAGGCAAGCACAACGAAATCATGGCTTACAAACGCTTGGAGCAACTACGAGCATTAAAAGGGCTAAGAGATGTTGAAGAGGCTACGGATTATCTTATTTCACGAATGGAAGGGGTTATGGCTGCATGAGTAGAGAGATTAAGTTACGCAAAGGCGATATCATACACAATCATTATGCAGGGCATCCCTCAATCAAGTATTTCATCTACTTAGGTGTTTCAGGTAGGTACGTAAACGGTCTTGAGCTACGAGAAGGTAAAGGTATTAAAAAGTGTCAGTATTACAAAAGTGACATGAACAACATGTTAGATGGTGAACCAGCCTTTCAAGTTGTTGGACATACAAATGCTTTCAACGTGATGAAACAAGACTTATCTAAATTTATTCAGGAGGCAACAGCATGATTAACCGAGTCGTTATAGTTGGCCGACTTACTAAAGATCCTGAATTACGCTATACACCAAATGGCATTGCGTCATGTCGCTTCACAGTTGCAGTAAATCGTACATTCAAAGGGCAGAACGGTGAACAAGAGGCAGACTTTATAAATTGCCAAGCATGGCGTAAACAAGCGGAGAATCTAGCAAACTTCATGAAGAAAGGTAGCTTAATTGGTTTGGAAGGGCGAATCCAAACAGGCAGTTATGAAGGGCAAAACGGAAAAGTCTACACAACTGATGTTGTAGCCGACAGTATCCAATTCTTAGAGCCAAGAAACGGCACAGGAGGCTCACAGGGCGCATCAAACCACGAATCTAGTACAAATACAGGTGGACAGTATCAAGGCAGTTCACAGGGGCAATATGGCGGTAATAACAACCAGCCAAATTATACAAGGGCAGATGAAGATCCATTTGCTAATAGTAAGGGACCGATTGAAGTTAGTGAGGATGATCTTCCATTCTAAGGAGTGATTGATATGTCAAAAACACAAAAGCGCAAGATTTTGTATGGCAGAACACTTAGAGAATTACAAAAGCAAATTAAGTTTCAAGAAAAGGCAGCTTATGTACCAATCAGCGCGGTTAAGTTTTATGAAAATGAAAAGTATCCATATCAAATTTTAGTAGAGAAAAAATGGCTAGCAAAGGGGCGTAAAAATGAACTTAACAAAACTATTTGAAACACAAGCAAAGTTGGACGAGCACATCATGCAGGAGCATATGGAACTACAAGGGCAGAACAATCTTGATTGGAAGCTACTAGCGCTACAGGTTGAGCTAGGGGAATGCGCGAATGAATGGCGTGGGTTTAAGAAGTGGAGTAAGAATCAAAGACCTAACACTTTAGAAAGTATTGAATGTTCAAGTTGTGGAGGAAAAGGCGTTCTTTTAGATTGGGGAGCTATGAGTTTTTGGGAATGCGAGTGCTGTAAAGGGACTGGAAATGATTACGAATCGTTTAATCCATTGCTTATAGAATACGTTGACTGCTTGCATTTAATTTTGAGTATTGGGTTGGAGGATTTCACTTATATTCAGTTCGGAGAAAAATTCACTGGACCTGTACGACTTGAATTAACGAACGATTTTGGTGCTATAAAGTACCACAACACTACAACTCAATTCTTGTATCTATTTAATAAAATTAGTAATTTGGCAGATTGTATTTTGGAATGTGAAATGACTTATGCAAATGAAACTTTTGAACTGTACAAGCAAACTTGGCAGATGTTTGTCGGGTTAGGTGAAATGCTTGGCTTCACATGGGAGCAAGTCGAAGAAGCTTACTATGCTAAGAACAAAGTCAACCATGAGCGTCAGGAGAGTGGATACTGATGAAACTTTGTGAACGTTGTAACCGCAAGTTAAAGTCTCAGAAATCAATTGATGTAGGTATGGGGCCAACATGTAAGAAAAAACATGATGCTGAACAAGCAGAGGCTGAGTTCAATAAAAACCAAATTACGATTGATGAAATAGTGGGAGAATCACAAGCAAGCTAAATAACAAAATGGAGGTTTAACAATATGAATTTCTATGAATTTTATAATCCGTATTACGCATTAATCAAAGCTTTGGACGAGGAAGCAGCAGTTCAAACCTATATCGATACCGTAGCTGGTGAACAAAATGAATTTGAGGAGCTACTTGAGGAATGCGAGCCGAAATGTAGTGATTACGCAATTGCTCGTTTTGCTCAATGTAAAGGTGAAGATGGGAATTTAATACCTATTGCTGACGTTTTAAAAATCTTGAGAAGTGATCAAGCAGAAATACTTGTTATTGACGGAAACTTGATTTAGCAATACACGCTGCTGGTAGAACGGCATTAGGTTGTTTTATCAGCAGACTTCTAAGAGTGCTAACAGGAGGGCAAACATGAACGTACTCAAAATTGAAATACCAGGAGTCATACAACCACAAGAACGACCACGCTTTAGTAGACGGGGTAAAAATGTTGTCACACATGATGCGCCAAAGAGCAAGAACTTCAAGGACTTTGTAAAGCTCGTAGCATGGCAAAATAAGCCGTCTGAATTGATTACAGGACCAATAAAGCTACAAGCTGATATTTATCTCATGCCACCGAAGAAATACCATACAGGACCAAAAAGAGCATTAATAGCAAGTGGTGAATTACGACCAATAACTAAACCCGATGCGGATAACCTGATAAAGGGCATAAAAGATGGGTGTAACAAAGTTATTTGGCATGATGATTCACAAATCGTTGAATTAAATGTTCGTAAGTTTTATTCAGAGCAGCCTAGAGCAGAGGTGACGATTGAATGGCAAGGAAAGTAAAAGAAAAATACATCCTGTTTACTGGTGATGCTCATGAAACGGTTAAGTTTGATTTTACAGCAAAGCAGATTGAAATTTTCATTACACTTTGGAATCTAGGGCTTTCAATCAACAAGATAGCTCAAAGGCTTAATACAAGTAAGGTGAGCGCAACGTTGATTGTTATGGATTTAGAAATGACAGGACGTATCGAGGCGAGAGCTGGTGGGTTGTTAGGGAAACAGAAAGTAGTTAGTTGAAAGACAATGTGCAGGGGGTGACAAGTTGGAATTAAATAAAATCTATCAAGGGCATTGTCTAGAGGTGCTAAAAACTTTACCTAATGAATCTGTAAACACCGTGGTCACAAGTCCTCCATATTGGGGGCTGCGTGACTATGGAGTAGAAGGACAAATTGGACTTGAAAATTCAGTAGAAGAATATGTAACAGCACTTGTAGAAGTATTTCGAGAAATAAAACGGATCCTGAGAGATGATGGAACGATATGGCTAAATCTTGGAGATGCATATGCAGGTAGTGGAAAAGGTGCATGGTCTCAAAAAGATAAACAAAAGCAGGTGTATGTGCCAGACCCTAAAGGGAATGAAGCCAAGATTAATAATGTCCCTACAGGTTTAAAACCAAAAGATTTAATAGGTTTGCCTTGGCGTGTTGCCTTTGCATTGCAAGCAGACGGATGGTACTTACGACAGGACATCGTATGGAGTAAGCCAAATCCTATGCCTGAAAGTGTTACTGATCGGCCAACTAAATCACATGAATATATATTTCTGTTAAGCAAGAAGTCTAAATACTATTACGATCATGAAGCAATAAAGGAGCCAGCAGTATACGGAACTTTAGATGTTAGAGGCTCACAAGGCGCATTCGGACAACCTCAAAATGCAAGACGTACTGATAAACCTAGAGGTTCATTTGATGGTAAGTATGGTAACGAGGCTTTTAGAGCAATTCGTGATAAGCGCAACAAACGATCAGTTTGGACAGTTTCAACCAAACCATTAAAAGAAGCACATTTTGCAGTATATCCAGAGGATTTAATAGAGCCATGTGTTTTAGCTGGTTGTCCTTTGAGTGGGATTGTAATGGATCCATTCTTTGGTTCAGGAACTACAGGTTTGGTTGCATTAAAACACGGCCGCAACTTTGTTGGAATAGAGCTTAATCCTGACTATATAAAAATAGCTGAAAAACGATTAAGTAAAGTACAACTAGAACTAATCCACGAAATAGGTTGCTGAGCAATATAAGGAAAATGTGCACTTAAAAACTTTTGTCATAACGGTCGGTGAGTCGATGGTGAGAAAAAAATCAGTCTGAAATTAACAAAAAGCCGCAGCGTGTTCAGACGCTACAGCTCGAATTGGTTTATGCCCTTTGATGGTGTTCACAACTCTAGTATATCACACCGTAGGAGGGCAAACCTATGAAACAAGGGCAAATTAAAGTAACTAAAGAGAATTTACTTCAGTGGATTGAGAATTATCGATGGATGGTTGAAACTATCGAGGAAGCAAGACAGTCAGTAGCGAAAGCTGATAACAATAGTTACATTGGAGCTAAAACGGCTATGTATGGCATTGAGGCAACATTGCCAAAGGCTAGTGGAGGTACAAGTGATCCTGTGTTTACAGAAGTACAACGTCGTGTATATTCGCTGAACTATCGAATTAAGGAATACGAACAAAAGATTGCAGAGGTGCAAATGCGTATTCCGTTAGTACATGGGGATAGAGAGATTGAAGTGCTGCATAGACTTCTTGATGGGGACAGTATGCGAGCAATTGGTAAGCACATGAAATTATCCAGTACAACGATATTTAGGGTCAGAAACAATATTTTGGGACAGATGATAGTAATAGAATGGAAATAATTAAATAACTAATAAAAAAGCCTGAAAAGCCAATAATTAATTGGTTTTTTAAGCTTTTTTAGTTGTGGTTATAGCAATTTAATTACCATATATGTGAAGTCTGTTCTGTGGATGTTGTTATTATTGTTTAAATATATTATGATTTATTTATCATTTTTATATAGCAGCTATTTATTTAATGTGTTGATATATAAGTGTTTATGGGGTTTTTATTATAAAAAAATGAATTTATTTATGTAGCTGCTACATTTAGCTGCTTGACTTTTAGGACGAGCTGGATATATAATGAAATTACCAAAAATGGAAGCGAGGAACTAAAAATGAGAATTAGTAAAAAAGTTGATGCAGCTACTGGTTTTAATCCTACGAAAAAAACACATCAAATGGATATTGCTACAATGTGTGAGAAAATTAAAAACAATAAGATTACATTGCCGTTATATCAACGTGATTTAAGTTGGACTTTTCAAAAAGCAGTAGATTTATTTAATTTCCAACTATTTGGTAAAGCGCCAGTTTCTCCGATATCGATAAATGAGATTAGCAATTCATCAGAAGATGATGTTCCTCAAATATCCTTTTTATATCGAGAAATTATAAAACATACAGAGATTAAAGGGGATCATCAATCTGTTGTAGATGGACAGCAGCGTTTAACTACAAATTTTAAGGCTTTTATTAATCATGATAGTTTTCGAAATATTGTTTTGGATTTTTCGCGAGGAACCTTCAGAATTGTAGAAGGTAATATTGCAAACTCGCAAATTCCGGTTGGTATACTTTTGAATGAGAGTGAACAAGTGTTAATGGATTACCTACAAGAAAAAGGTAATTTTAATGAATTGTTTGCTATTGCATTCCGTGTTCGTACGAAGATTAGAAGCTATAATTATACAGTTAACATTGCAGAAAATTTAACAGAAGATGAACAGATTGAATGGTTTGAAGTTTTAAATAATGCAGGTAGTAGAGTAACAGCATTACAAATGAGCTTTTCTAAATTAAAGGTTTATAATTTAGATATCTATGCAGATTATACAGAGCCATTTAAACAAAAAGCTAATGAATATGGATATGAAGAGTTATTTTCACCTTTTACTACAAACGTTTCTTATCCAATTGCAGCATTAAATCCTGCTTATGAAGTTATTGAAAAAGAGGGAGTACATAATACAAATTATGCCCCTATTCCTTCTGATACTAAAGAGTCTATTTTAACAAGGCTAGATGTCGATATTTTTAAATCAATAATTGAACTAACCTTAACAGCCTTAGAGGATGGATTATCATTTGTAGAAAACAACGATTTAAGAAAATATATCACAAGAATGGACTACATTTTATATTTGACTGGCTTTTTCGCATATCAAAAATCAAAAGAATTGACAGCGGATTTAGAGGACGAATTAGTTAAATGGGTAAGAACAGTTAATTTTACAAACCAATCTAATAGCACAAGACGTGAAATCTTTTCGGACTTACTGGAATTGAGATTAAATCCAGTAAAACAATAGTAATAAGCGTAGCAACACGTATTACGTTGCTACGCTTTTACAATTCAAAAATTAGTTTGCTTTGTTCGAGATGTTTTGTATTTAATGTCCATTTAAATGTCGTTTTTCATTCTAATTGAATAATGCACAACTAAAATTTAATTTCCATGGCAAAGTACATTAGGGTAAACACATATCCTGTACTTCTAAGTCATCTGGAACAATTGAAACATATGTTACAAAAGGAATAGGTGTAACAAAAAGAACAAATGTAAAACATGTAGCATGTTTTGTGAAATAAAAAATATGATGTAAACTCGGAGGTAGGTCGGTGCGGTAAGGTTTTCCTCTCTTGGTATTTACAAAAACCTAAATATTAGGGAGAGACAGACCGACGACCGACCTGCGCTGAGCAAACCTGTTCGGAGCATGACATACACGGCCGGCCCATATTTTTTAAGAGATTAGGTATCTTAATTAATATAAAAGGCTAATAAAACTGAAGGAGTGGTTTATATGTGAACTTCGTCCACTTTCCATAGAATTCAGTCAAACTTACTAAAACAAACTTACTATAGCTTCAAAGTGCACGGAAATGCACTATAAATCTAAAACACAATTACGAAATAACGTGGTACGCTCTGCCGCGATGTCAAAAGGGAGCACTCGATATTAGGATTACCACAATATTTAAGCTTTCATCTTCGGATGGAGGCTTTTTATTATGCACTCGAAGGGAGAAAATTAATGAAAAATGTATACGTGCTATTCGGAAAGAATTCTAAGTTAGAAGTAGACGATGGGAAATACGGAGGAGAAGTTCTTGGCTATTTTTCAAGTTCCAAGAAAGCAAATGCAAAAGCACAGAAAATTAACGAAGAGTGGTTGGAATTAAAGATTCTTGAAGTAACCGTTGAATAAATTTATGAGAACAGATTTATTCAACGGAATTTGCTTTATTTTTTAGTTACACCTTTAAATGGCGTACCATCTTGTTTTACATCCATAAACTTACCAGTATCTGAATTTACTTTTACCCATTGGTCAGTTTTAGGATTATAAACTTGATGTCGGTCTTTAACTGCGCCAACACGACCTTTACCTGGTTCTTTATTTTTTGCCATTAGAAACACCTCCTTTCATTTCTATATTTCGACAAGAATAGAAGGAACTCCTACTTGCGATTATAAATATCGTGCATGTATTGTTCTGGGCTAATGCTTCTATTGCACATGATTAAGAGCCTTCACTTGAGGGCTTTTTCTTTTGTTTTGAAAACTGCATCAAACAGCCAAAACACTATTAGTCGAGAGGGCAGAGTTTGGTGTGGTTTTGAGGGTGGAATTCTATGTAAATTTTTTCTGTTTAAAGAGCATACTAAATAATGAGGTGAATATATGTGTTTATATGGTGTTTATAGATGGGTAAACATAATAAATAAGAATCAGAATAAAAATGTGGTTGCTGTTGATGCATGTATAGCAGAGGAAGTTCAAATTTTAAATGAAAGAGGAATAAAAACGATAGGATGTTGTTGCGGCCACGGAAGAGCAGGGCAAATAGTGGAATATCAAAATGGATTTGGAATTTGGAAAGAACGTGAATATCCACCACACGTTTTAATTGTTCAAGAAAGTATTAATCTAGCTAGACAATTGGGGTATAACCCTTATCCTTACTTCTCTGCAGATGGGAAAGATAATGGTGTTTCAATAATGCCTTTGAAGAGTGGGTGTCTAACAGAATTGGATTGTAAAAAATGGCATCAATCAAATAGTGTCGAATATAAAAGAGATTTAGGAATAATTAAATAGAGGAGTCTGCCAACTCCTCTTTTGTAAAAGCTTACTTACGGTGTTTTTCTGGGTAACAATAAGCACATCCGTCATATTCATTTGGATAAGCTACAGTATAGTCAGTATCAGTATCCACCCTGTGAGAAGGACTAATTTCAGATATTTTGCAAGATGCTACAGTAAAAGCAGTACGATGAACCTCTTTGTTAGGACCAGTATTTACGATATAAGTTGCCATGTTATTCACCTCCTTAAATACCAATATTCGACATAAAAGTTAATTATCCTTTTTTTAATACATCCTTCGGGGTGTTTTTTATTTTGCCCTGAAAAGTGAGTATCGAGCAGTTTTTCCCCTTTGACTGCTGGGCAAAGGTACTTACTTTTGAGAGCAAAAAGATATTACATATATTTCATCTACTAGGTTATGATTGGGTGGGAGGGTTGTTATGATTAAAAATTATAGATTATTATATGATATTAAAAAAATTAAAGATTCATTTAAAGATTTAGGCTCATTGGATGTTTATGATTATCGTACTATGGAAGGTTATGTTGAAGAAAATATGAGTAGTTTTAATCTTGAAGAGTTGCAAATAATCAAGGAAACTATTTCAGAAGAAAAAGAGCACCTCAAAATGATACAAGGGTTTTTTATTACTTTTATTACTGCACTACTCACTGTTATAGCCTTCGGAATAACAGCAATTGTGACTTTACTATCTGCAATAACAACACTTGATGGAAGTGCCGGAAACATAACTTTACTAGGGATTACAGCTTATTTAATGGGAGGGTTAGTAATTATTTATGTATTTTTGCTGACATTCTATTATTTTAAAAGAAGCAATGATTATAAAAATATAGTTAAGTTACAAGAAGCTATAAAAACAATTATAGTTATAAAGAAATCAAAAGAGGAAGATCGTTCCGAAGGAGTTTGAGTTACTTTGCTCTAACTCCTTTATTGTGAATTTAAAAAGTATGGAGGTGGTGTTTATGAGATATGGCTAATTGGGATGAAATAAAACATGAATGGGAAACCACGAAGATAACACTTGCTGATCTTGCCGAAAAGCATGATATAAAGCTTGGTACATTAAAAAGTCGTAAGAGCCGTGAAAAGTGGTCTAGGGATGCAACCAAAACTAAGAAGGTTGCAACCATTGAGAAACAGGTAGGAGCCCCGAAAGGCAATGATAATGCTAAGGGGAATAGAGGTAATCCCAATCCGACACCTAAGTTTCCGAAACGCAACTCAATCGCAGAAAAGCATGGTTTCTTTTCAAAGTTCCTACCAGAAGAAACACTAGAAATAATGGAGGCAATGAACGAGCGTTCTCCAGCCGATTTAATCTGGGATCAAATCCAGATACAGTATGCTGCAATCATAAGGGCACAAAGGATTATGCATGTTGAATCCAAAGACGAAATCATAAAAGAGCTCAAAAAGGGAAAATACGAATACTACCCACGATCTAAAGAGGATGGTGGAGGCGTAGAAAAGGCTGTAACAGAAGAAGAATATGAATTCCAATTCGCATGGGAACGACAGGCGCAACTACTCACTGCTCAATCGAGAGCAATCGGGGAGTTGCGTTCTTCTATTCGTCAGTTTGTTGAGATGGCTGATCAAGATGATGAGCGTCGCTTGAAGCTAGAGCAGATGCAGTTAGGTATCGATAAGACAAAACTTGAAATTGAAAAGATTCAATCTGGGGACACCACAACACAAGAAAGTGAAATTGCTAAGATGCTGCGTAAAATGGCAGGTGATGAATAATGGCAGAGCTCACACCCAAACAAAAAGAGGTTATGGACTGCTTTATTCATGAAAAACCTAAAATATTGGCTGCTAGTGGTGCGAAGAGGGCGGGTAAGACATTTGTTCTTATACTGCTTTTTTTAATGCATATTGCTAAGTTCGAAAACCAAGGGCTCTCTTTTATTATCGGAGGTTCCACTCAAGCGAGTATTCGACGTAACGTGCTTGACGATATGGAGGCTATCTTAGGCAAAGAATTAAAGCTGGATAAAACCAATGCAGTCCGTGTATTTGGTAATAAGGTTTATTGCTTTGATGGAACCAATGCAGATGCATGGAAAAAGGCTCGTGGTTTTACTGCAGCAGGTGGATTTTTGAATGAAGGCACCGCATTGCATGACATGTTTGTCAAAGAGGTTATATCACGGTGTTCGTATCCTGGAGCGCAAATTCTCTTGGATACAAACCCTGAAAATCCGGCACATCCAGTTAAAACAGACATTATAGATAACGATGGTCAAACGCTTGATAGTGGTAGGTTAAATATCAAGGTATTTCATTTCACTTTGTTTGATAACATCTTTCTTGATCCGGAATATGTTGAGTCGATTATTGCTTCTACACCGTCTGGAATGTTTACTGATCGAGATATTCATGGCTTATGGGTATCAGCAGAAGGGATTATATACAAAGACTTTAATAAGGATCGAAACTATATTTCTAGTGAAGCGTTCGATAAACTCAACATTGTTAAATACTTTGCCGCTGTTGACTGGGGCTATGAGCACTTTGGGGCAATCGGGGTATTTGCAGAAGATGAACATGGAAATGTTTATTTATGTGAAGAACATGCCAAACAGCACCAAGAAATTGATTTCTGGGTAGACATCGCCAAGGACATAAAAAAACGTTATGGGAATATTAACTTCTATTGTGATTCAGCTCGACCAGAGCATGTTCAACGCTTCAGACGTGAAGGGTTAAGGGCCATTAATGCAATCAAAAAAGTAATAGCAGGAATTGAGGAAGTCGCCAAGATGTTTAAAATAGGGCGGCTTTTTATCGTTGAAGATAAAGTGAAAAGGTTCAAGGATGAAATCCATCAATACGCATGGAATGGCACTACTGGAGAACCGATTAAACTTTGGGATGATGTGTTGGACATGATTCGATATGGAATCTACACACATTACCAGAAAGCAATTCTAAAAGGGAAGAACCGTTAAGGAGGTGGTACAGTGAACGAATACATTGCTTATATCGATGCGAAGGGTGTTACACCTTTATTACTTAATAAGCTAGTAGATGAGACAAAGGCTGAAAGAAACAAGCGACTACTAAACTATAACCGGTACAAAGCAGAACTATCAGCAGTACCGATTTTAACACGTAAACCAACTGATTACGCTCAAGGTAATGACAATGTTGTACGTGTTGACGACAAGGTGAACAATACACTTAATAACCCTCTAGATGCTGAAATAGTAGACACAAAGGTTGGCTACATGTTCGGTAATCCAATTTCATACGTAGTAGACAAGCAAGCTCAAGGCCATGATAAATTATCCGAGGCGATTGAGCTTTTTAATTTGCGTAATTCTGTTGATGATCTTGATAGTGAGTCAGGCAAGAAAACAGCTATTTGCGGTTATTCAGCACGACTGCTTTACATTGATACAGATGGAAATGAAAAAGCAACAGTCATTGATCCGTGGGAAACTATTATCCTTTCGGAAACAGCGGACGTCAGCGAGCCGAAATATGCCCTGCGATATTTCAAAAGCGCTGAACTAGATGTTGAGGGAGAAAAAGTAGAGATTGAGCAGCTGGTGTTTTACGATGCAACAACTGAAAGACTCTATACTCGAGCTGATGCTGATTCACCTTTTGTTTTGAAAGATGAACGTAAACACTTATTCGACTATTGCCCTTTATTCGGAGTTCCCAATAATGAGGAATTACAAGGTGATGCAGACAAGGTGTATAACCTCATCGACGCTTATGATCGAACGCTATCTGATGCATCAAATGAAATTGAACAGTTCCGATTGGCCTATCTGGTTCTTAAAGGAATGGGGATGGATGACGAAGATGCGAAGAAGGTTGCTCGAACTGGCATCTTTGAGTTGATGGGTGAAAATGATGAAATTAAATATCTAACTAAAGATGTTAATGATCAAATGATTGAGAACCATTTAAACCGACTTGAAGAGAATATCATGCGGTTAGCAAAGAGTGTAAACTTCAGTGATGAATCGTTTGCAGGTAATGCTACTGGCGTAGCAATGAAATATAAGCTTATGGCACTTGAGAACAAATGTAAGACGATGGAGCGAAAATTTACGACTGCTCTACGTTATCAATTTAAGGTGCTGTGTAGTGCATGGGCCAAAAAAGGCATTTGTTCAAAGGACGATTACTTGAAAGTTTGGTATGAGTATAAGCGCAACATTCCTATCGACTTGTTATCGGAAGCGCAAGCATCTCAAGCGTTAAAAGGATTAGTATCAGAGCGTACTCGCCTTTCTAAGTTGTCTGTTGTTGATGATGTGGAGTATGAACTTGAAGAGATGCAGAAGGATGCTCAATTGTATGGTAATGAACTTGAACCTTTGAACGAGGATAACGAAGATTCGAAAGAAGTTGATGAGTCATGAATCAACAGGAAATCAATCGTATCTTAGATGATTTAGAAGCTAAAGCTGAGAGGGACATTGAGGTTGTTTTTGCGAGACGATTAAAGACTATTCTCGCTCAAATGTTAGAGATGCATCATAAGTTTGGCAGAAATGGAGAAGCTACTTGGACTGACGTTAACAAATATAATCGCTTCAACCAAGAAATGAAATTAATTGCTCAACAGTTGAACGCTGACTACAAAGAGATTATTAAGCTTATACAAGCGTCAGAGGAACGTCTCTACATTGAAAGATACTTATTGATGGCTTACCTCTTACAACAGTCTACAGGCGAGGAAATGGGCTTTAAAATACCATCTGCTGAGATGATTCAAGTAGCGTTAACTAATCCTGTTGAGTTTCTTACTCTTCCTAAGATATTTGAAGTCCATAGGAACGAAATTATCAGGCGTTTGAATATTGAGATAGCACAGAGTCTACAATCTGGTGAAAGTTACACAGACATGGCTATACGAATTGAACAAGCTATGGGATGGACACGAAAGAAAGCTATTCTTGTCGCCAGAACAGAGGGTGGCCGTGTGAGGTCTCAGGTTGATTTAGCCATTGAGGAACAGGCGAGTAAAACAGCAAGACTAACTAAGATATGGATGTCGTCGCTTGATACGAGAGTTCGCATGTCTCATAGAAAACTAGATGGTCAGAAGGCTGATAAGGATGGTTTCTATCACTATGGTAAGTGGAAATCCAAAGCACCGAGGTTGTGGGGTGTTGCATCAATGGATATTCAGTGTCGTTGCCACACGATTTATATGGTGAATGGCAAGCTACCGGAATACAGGCGAGGCAGAGACTACATGGATGATACTTACCAAAAGCAATTGGCCGCACGTATTGATGCTTATATGTCTGATCAAGGGCTAACTTATAGACAAGCTTTTAACAAAGCGTATAAACAGGTTAAGCCTCCTAGCGTTGTGATACCATTCGTGAGTTACGAAGGTTGGAGAAAACAGTTTAATGGTGAAGTTTGAGTTATTTGGATAACCTTCATGTTTTATTATAGGTGATTTCATCGTTGGATAATTATGTTAAAATTGATAGGTGGTTTTAAAGGCTCTAAAATTATTGGTAAGGAGGTATAAATAGTGAATATTTATTGGCTAGGGGGAGGGCTTCTTCCACTTGATTGGGAGTTTTGTTTTTTAACAGTTAATGAATACAAGGAGAAATTAATTGAAAAAAGAGAGAAGAACCCTGACTATTTTGATATGCAAACAGGTGGAGTAGATAAATTATTTGCTCTTATAGATAAACGTGTCACGTTTGCTATTAATAACTTTAATGGGACATTAGAAAAATATAATGAATTAAGGTGCCCTCCATTGATTACTCCAATACCTAGAGGGGATGATAGTAATGGTGCAGATTTTATCATAATTTTAAAGCGAGATGAAGATGGAGATACAGTAGTTTACTCTCCATATCCTATTTCGTATTTAGAGGATTAAGAGGGCCCATATCTCTAGAACAAAACTCCATTTCATGAAGAAATGCACTGAAACTAACAGAGCAGTTTAGTTAAGCAAGTAGTGAGTTTTTGTTAGCACATAATTTACAAAAAATAAAGGAGGGATAATGTTGCAAATTAATTTGAACAAATCTCTTGCTTGGAAAATAGGGGAAATGATTGATTCTGGCTTAATAACATATAAGCATTATTTCTTATTTTGTGATGATATTATTGATAAATCTGAAAGTCCTCCTTACTGGATTATAGAACTTTCATTAACAAAATTTCAAAACAATGCAGTAAGAATTGTAAATGAATTTGCATATTCAGAACCCTTTGAAAAATTTCCCGAATTAAATGATTTCTATTTGGCTTGTTTATTTTTGAAATATAGACACCGTCAAATATCTTGGGCAAGTTTTCTTATTAATGCTGGAGGGTATAGTGACGGTTATCATTGTTCAATCCATTGTGAATTTTTTTATGACCTGCTTAATGCTTATGAAAATTCTAAATACAGTAAATATTTAGAAGAAATCCAAGTGATAGATATTGAAAATCTTCTTAAGGTAAATATCAGTGAAGCACAGGTCACTTATAAGATATTTGAATATTACTTTGACAAATATGTATCTAGTTCCTAATGAATACTAAAATTAGGGGTGCTTTAGTGTAGCTTGGGTTTCTACGTATATAAGAGCATGTTTTGGGAATTGTTTTTTCAAACACGCTTTTTGCTCTCATAATTATAAAATCAACACAAGTCATTCATTTTGAGTGGCTTTTTATTTTTGTCTTTATTCTCGCAGACGCTATAAAGAACGAGAACAAATACACTTTCGAACAGTTTAGGGATTCATAGGAATAACTAAATTGGGCAAGGAGGAAATTATGAATCAAAATCCATTTAATTTAAAAACCTTTTTACCTTTAGATATTCAAATGCTTGCGGGAGAGCCAAATCCTAATCCAGAGCCAACGCCTGAACCTACACCAGGGCCAGCATCAGGAGGAGACGGTCAAGGGGCTACATTGACACTTGAATCGGTTCAAACTTTCCTGAACGAAAATGCAGAAGGTAAGAGCTATTTACAATCCTTTGCAGATACTCGTGTAACGGATGCAATTAAAACGTATGAAACTAAAACTCTTCCAAAGAAATTAGAAGATGAGATTGCTAAACGCTATCCGCCTGAATCTGAGGAAGCAAAACAATTACGCGACTTAAAAGCACAATTCGAGCAATCTCAAAAAGAGGCTGCGCGAGAAAAGCTCTTTAATCAAGCGTTGTCTGCTGCTACTGAAAAGAGCTTACCGAGTAAATTAGTAGAGTTCTTTGTAGGTGAAGATGCAGAAAAGACAACTGCTAATCTAGGAATCCTTGAAGCAGAGTTTAATGCTGCTGTACAAGCAGAAGTAGACAAACGATTCAAAGAGGGTGGGACACCACCACCACAGAAAAACGGCAACCCAACTACATTGACGAAAGAGGCAGTGCTTAAAATGACTCCTGATGAAATCAATGCTAACTGGGATGAAATCGTGAAAAACAAATTACTATAACCGATTATCGGTAAGGAGGAAATTACAATATGGCAATTACAAACTTTATTCCAACAATCTGGTCTGCTCGATTACTACACAACTTACAAAAATCTTTAGTATTTGGTCAAACTGGCGTTATTAACCGTGATTACGAAGGTGAAATCAAGGCTTATGGTGATACTGTAAAAATCAATGGTATTGGGGCTGTAACAATTGGTGACTATACAAAAAACTCTAATATGGGCGATCCAGAAGAGTTAACAGATCATACTCGCTCTCTGCAAATCACTGAATCAAAATTCTTTAATTTCCAGATTGATGATCTTGATAAAATTCAACAAAACCCAAAATTAATGGATGCTGCAATGGCTGAGGCTGCTTACGCTTTATCGAATGTTGCTGATCAATTTATTGCCTCACATTATGTACATGCTACAAATACTATTGGTACTGATGCTGCACCAATTGAAGTGACAAAGGAAAATGCTTACGAGTATTTAGTGGATCTTTCAACTAAGCTTGATGAATCAAACGTACCAACGCAGGGTCGATTCGCTGTCCTTCCGCCTTGGTTTGAAGGATTGCTGTTAAAAGATGACCGTTTCGTTGGCTCAGGTGCTTTACCAGCTGATGAACGATTATTAAATGGTGTTGTAGGTCGTGCTGCAGGCTTCTTACTAATGAAATCAAACAATGCACCTTCTGTAGCCACAGGTTCAGGCGTTGTAGCAAACTCAAAAATCATTGCTGGTCATAACATGGCATGGACTTACGCTGAACAAGCAGCTCAAGTTGAAGGATACCGTCCTGAAAAACGTTTTGCAGATGCTGTGAAAGGTCTACATTTATACGGTGCCAAAGTAACACGTCCAGAAGCGCTAGCAGTATTATCAGCTAAACGTCCAGAATAAGGAGGGGTAATTCGTGTTAGTTAAAAACTTAAAAACAGATATTACTTGGGCGGTCACTGAGGAACATGGTGTCCGTCTTTTACGTACTGATGAGTTTGAGGAAGTAGAAGCACCAAAGCCTAAACGTGTATCTACCAAGAAATCAGAAACAGACGATGAAGTAGAGAAGTAGGTGGTCTTATGTGGGAACCAACACAAGAAGAAATAGATCAACTAAAGCAATTGAATAATGTTACAGGAGCTAAGTATGATGGGTTTTATCGTGCAATGGCTCCTATTTTATTTGATATAGCAAAAGACCATTGTAATGGTAAGTGGGAACCGTTAGAAATGCCACAGGGAGTTAAGTTGTTCATTGCTAAAGCAATTCAGTTTAACACACAAAGTACGGGTCTTACAGGGCGTACAATGGGAACTGTCTCGTATTCCTATGATACTGAGTTTCCTAAAGCTATCTGGACCTATCTAAGGCCATATAAGAGGGTGAGATTCCATGCATTACGATGAATTTCCTCATGAAGTTGAAATAGTTCAGAAGAAGAAAGTATCGGACGGTGCTGGAGGCTTTAAAACAGAGTGGTCCCCTGTTGCTACCATTGAGGCATTTGTTGATACTCCAACATCTAAAGAGAGGTTATTAGCGCATCAGGTTCAAAATCCTCTTGATCGCTTTATGTATTACCCTTATCGCACTGATTTAAAGTCGGATATGCGACTACGCTTTGAAGGTGAAATTTATGCTTTTGCTGGTCGTCCTGAAGATCAAGGCGGGCAACATGAAATCATGCGTGTTGCATTAAAGTTGGTGACTGAATAATGGCTAGGATTACTTACTCAGGTCGCCAATTAATGAGGGCTGCACAAAGGTATGAGGAAGGCTTACTTGATAAAGTATCGGATATTGTGTATGAGACAGCCAGATTAATAAAATCTCAAGCTCAGGCGCTTGCTCCAGTGGATGATAGTGGCCTTAAAGATTCTATCGAAATGAAAATGCTAGGAAAGTACAACGCTGAGGTTACTGTTGGTGCAAACTATGCTATCTATGTTGAGTATGGGACTGGTATTTATGCTGAGGGTCCAGGTGGAAGTAGAGCGAAGAAAATCCCTTGGGTATACTACAGCGAGAAGTTAGGGCATTGGGTTACTAGTAGTGGTAACAAAGCCCAACCATTTTGGGGTCCTGCTGTTGAGGCAGGTGGTGATTACTTTAAAACTGAAATGCGGAGGTTAGGGCTATGAGTTATTTTACACTTCCGTTTTATGAAATACAGACAGCAATTTATCAAAAGTTAAAAGCAAGCCCACATTTACAAACTCTAGGTGTAGAGGTATATGATACACCCGATGAAAATACACCTTATCCATATGTAACTATTGGAGAGCCATACAGCAACCCACTTGATACAAAGACAAATAATTGTGAGCAAGTCACCTTCACGATTCATGCATGGCGAAAAGACAATGATGAATCAACAGGAAAACGAATCCTGTATGAGATTCTAAGCGCTTGTCAGCAGGCTTTAATTTCACGAAGGTACTCTATTAATGGTCTTACAGTATTAGATGTTACTAGGAATGGGGCTCAAGTGTTTGACGATGTAGAAATAGGGCTTAAACATGGCGTACTAACGGTACGCTACAAAGTACAAATTAATTAGGAGTGATACAATGGCACGTTTAAATGGTAAAGATAGTTTATTACTAGTACAACCTTCTGATAACGCATTAGGCGCAGAAGGTTTTTTAATTGGAGATCAAACCGAGCACACACATTCATATGAACGTGAATTAACAGATGAACAAACGAAATTCGGACGTATCCTTGGACCAGGACAATTATCAGAGTCCTTGGATGTAACCTTTTATGGAAGCACTGATGACCCTGGACAAGCTGCAGTATTAGAGGCTATTAAAAAGGGTACTCAATTAAAGGTGTGGGAAGTTGAAAAGCACCTTAATAAAAACGGTAAACATGATTCATTGTTTGCTTACACTTATGTTGAATCGCTTGAAAAATCAGCACCTACAGATGGGTTTTTAGAGATTTCAGCTACCCTACAGGTGTTAAATACATCTAAAAAGGGTGAAATGAATCCACTTCCTGATGATGTTCTAAACTTCGGTGATTACGATTACGAAAACCCTGGTGAAAAAACTGGCGAGTTTAACGGTGAAGAAAACGATACTGTAGCAGTTAAAGGTATGGCAGTTGATCCTACAACACTAACAATCGCTGAAGGTGAAACAGGTAGTATTGTGGCTAATGTAGTGCCTGTAAATGCTACAAACAAAGCAGTGACATTTACATCAAGCAATAATGCAATCGCTACAGTGAATGCTCAAGGCGTTGTTACAGGTGTGGCAGAGGGTTCAGCTACTATTACGGCAACCACGGTAGATGGTGGATTTACAGCTACAACAACAGTGACAGTAACTTTATAAACACTAGAGAGGGCTAATCAGCTCTCTTTTTTTATTGAAAACAAACAGAAAAGGATGATTATAAATGGCTCAATTACTAATTGGTGAAAACACTCTTACAGCAAAGTTTACTTTTGCTTTTAAAAATAAGGCAGATAAAGAATTTAATGACGTAGATGCTCAAGGCAACCGACCAGGTGGTTTTAACCAAATCTATCAAGGATTATTGCAATTTGATTTAGACGCATTACGTGCATTTTGGTTGTGTGGCCTAGCTCATTTATCTAAACAACCTAGCAAAACAGAAATAGAGACAGCGTTGGAAGGTCGAATCGAAGAGGATGGCGATGTTGAGCCACTATTCCAAGAAGCATTTCGAGAAATTGATGAATCGGGTTTTTTCAAAAAAGCTGTCAAGACGTTCTGGGAGAACTTAGAGCTATTCGAATCAGTAGCATCCGAGGAAGAAAAGGAACAGGTCAAAGCAGGAATCGAAATGATGAAAACAGCGAGAGTCGAATTATTAGGGAACAAACAGATCGAGTTACTGAAATCCGACAAATCTACCGAGACGCAGCAAGATACCTAAAGGTCTATGATCCAGAGTTAATTCTATCTTGGCGACCAAGTGAGTTCCAAGCCTTTTTGGAGGGCGCTAATGATGCTCGAATCGACCATTATCAAACATTGGCTGATGCAGCTATGTTTAATCGAGTAGCAACTAATAAACAGCGTATTAATCCAAAGAGTGACTTGTTTGATGCGGAGAAAGTAAGAAATTTCTTGCATCATAAAGGGCCTAACCCAGAGGTTAAGAAACGCCAACATGCAAAAGCAATGGCAGCACTGAAAAACTGGAAGCCATAGAAGGGAGAACGCTATGAACGGAAATTTTACAGCCAGAATTGGTGCGAGAATTACAGAGTTTATGGCTCGTATGCGCCAAGTCAGGGAGACAATTAGAACCTCAGCTAATGATGCTAGTGTTGATGTTGGGGCAGATATTAGCCAATTCAATCGACGTATGGCTGAAATCCGAGCTCGTATAGCAGCGATTACCCGAGACCGAGTTGTCATCAAAATTGAGGCGCGAATAGAGAACTTTCAACGAAAAATACAACGTATTGCAACGGATATTCGAGCCTTCGGTGAATTAATGCAGCACACGCTATCTGGTTCATTGATTGCCGTTCTACCGATGATTGCAACACTAATAGCTAACATTGGTGTGGCTATCGCTAATCTTGGTCCAATGATCGGTGCATTAGCAGGTTCTACCTTTGCTTTAGCAGGGGCATTTGTAAGTGCAGGGGTAGCCGCAGGAGCGTTTGCAGCTGTAGCGATACCAACAATCAAAAAGTTATTTGATGAAAACGCGGAGTTGAGTTCAGCTCAAAAGAGTGCTAAAGCCTCTTTTGACAACATGAAATCAACATATCAATCACTCGTAAAAGAAACAGAAAAGCCAGTTCTGAAAGCTTTTACAAGTGCAATGGAAATAACCAATACTTTACTTACAAAGTTAAGACCATTGTTTATATCTAGTGCTCAAGCAGTATCTAGCTTGATGACACAACTTAACGAAGCTATCGGTACGCCACCAATTCAAAAGTTCCTTGACTATTTGAATACATCAGGGGCACCAATGTTAAAAACTGTAGCTCGTTTAATGGGGAATCTAATGCAAGGTGTATTCTCAATGCTAACTGCTTTTGCACCGTTAACAGCCGCAACAGCAAAAGGCTTTGAGGAAATGACAGCACGTTTCGCAGAATGGTCAAATGGTCTTTCAGGAAGTTCTAAGTTCCAATCCTTTATGGACTATGTGAATACGAACATGCCGAAGATTCGTGCAATATTCAGAGATGCAACCGCAGGTGTTGTTTATTTCTTCAGTGCATTTTCAGAATCTTCCTCAGGCATGATGGATGGACTTGTTTCGATGATGGCTAAATTTAAAGAGTGGTCATCGAGTTTATCTCAAAACCAAGGATTCCAAACATTCTTGTCCTATGTGCAACAGACAGCGCCGAGTGTGCTTCAGTTAATAGGTAATTTGACAAAGTTTTTAGTAAATCTAGGAATCGGTATGGCTCCAGTTGGCGCAGGGTTGATGAACATTGTGAATAATATCCTTGAGTTTATGAATAGTGGAATGGAAAGTAACAGAATTATTGGCGTTCTATTAGCTAGTTTCATATCAATTGGCGGGGTTTTACTAGCTGTTGTTCCTAACATAATTGCATTTAGGGAACTTTTCAAAGGATTAGGCCCTGCTATTTCAGGTGGCATCGGTAAGGTAATACCATTGGTTACTGGATTATTCACTAACTTTAGTGGCACTATGGCGGCAGCAGGAGCTAAAGTCATTTCGTTTGCTAAAAACTTTGGAACGGGGTTAGGTTTAATCACCAGTCCGGCTGGTTTAATTGTAATCGCTATAGTGACTCTAATTGCAATTTTAGTACGTTTATATAAAACTAACGATAAATTCCGAGCTCAAGTTCAAACAGCTTGGGCAGCTATCAAAACAGGTATTTCCATGGCTGTAACAGCAGTCAAAGATTTAGTCATGTCTGTTTGGACACAGATAACAGCATTCTGGAATGAAAATCAAGAAAGTATTAAGTCAACAGCATCAACGATATGGAACGCTATTGGTAATGTAGTAACAACAGTTATGTCAGTAATCGGAGCAATAATGCAGTTTATCTGGCCTGTTGTGAAAGCATTAATCGTATCGACTTGGGAAGCTATAAAGAACGTTATTCAGGGTGCAATTAATATTATTTTAGGTATTATAAAAACTTTCACTGCCTTATTCAAAGGTGATTGGCAGGGTGTTTGGGATGGCATTAAGCAAATTTTACTTGGAGCCTTACAAGCAGCTTGGGGTTTAATTAACCTCTATTTCGTTGGGAAATTACTGGGGCCATTAAAAGCATTCGGTTCAACAGCTAAGACATTCTTACAGGGTATTTGGACAGCGATTAAGGGAATCTTCACAAATACGCTAAATGCTATTAAAACAGTAGTGGTAAGTGTTTTTAATGGCATTAAGACTACAATTACAACAGTTTGGAATGGGATTAAGACATTCTTTACAACGATTCTAAACGGTATCAAGACTGTTTTCACTAGTATTTGGCGAAGTATTGCTTCGTTCTTAGACAATCTATTCACAAGTATCACAGGTACTGTTCGTTCAGTATGGAATGGTATTAAGAGTTTAATTTCGAGTGTTTTAAGGGCCATTGCGAATGTAGTAAAAAGTATTTGGAATGGCATAAAAAATTCAATTACATCTATTCTTAACGGCATTAAGTCAACTATAGAATCGATTTGGAATAGCTTTAAAAATATTGTTTCAACAGCGATGGGTAATGTCAAAACTGCTGTTGTTAACGGTTGGAATGCAGCTAAATCTTTTTTAGAGAGTATTAGTCTAGTGAAGATTGGCGAATATATTGTAGCTGGGTTAGTGAAGGGAATTAACAACTGGTTTGGTAAAGTAAAAGCAAAAGTTGCAGAGCTTGCTGAACTTTTGCCAGCGTGGCTACGTAAAAAGCTGGGGATTCATTCACCTTCAAGGGTTATGGCGAGTGTAGCTAAGTGGATTCCTGCAGGTGTTGCTACTGGTATTTACAACAGTCTGGATTATATTAAGAAATCTGCTGAAGCGATGTCTAAAGCAGCTATACCGAACTTCCAACAAACTGTAAAAGCTACGACCAATATGATGGATACTGCTAAGAAGATCCTCGCATCCAAGACAAGTGAAATTGAAAAAGAAATCAAAACAGTTGAAGCAGAGTATGCGAAGAAAAAAGCAGAAGCTACTAAGAAATCAAACAACAAAATAACTGAGATTAATGCTAAAGCTAACGACAAAAAGAAAAAACTAACGGCAGCTCAACAACGCCAGATCTTGAGATTATATGAAGATGAAAAATCAGCACTAGAAAAAATCGAGAAAGAAAAAGCTAAGAAAATTGATGCTATTCGTTCCAAATCTGCAAAAGAACAGTACGACAAATTAAAAGAGTATGCAGAACATCAGGTAGGGTTAGAGAAGTGGTCTACAAAAGAACAAGCTGCTTATTGGCAGTATGCGACTAGCTTGTTTAAAGAAGGTACAGAGGAACGTATCAAAGCACAGATCGAGTACAACAAATCGATGGCCGAGTTAACGACTGAGCAATTCAACAAAGAAAAGGATTACGTTGAACGTCGTAAGAAATACAACCTAATGTCGTTGACGCAAGAGCTCGCTGCATACGAAAAGTATGTCAAAGCTTATAAGGTTGGCAGTGAGGAACGTATCTACTATGAGGATAAAATAGCAGAGACAAAGCAAGCGATTCACGACCGACTGATTGCATTAAACGAAGAATACATTGGCAAGATTAAAGATGTCCAACAGGCTGAAATAGATGGCGTAAAAGAACTTCAAAAAGCTTACCAAGATGCTGAGGATGCACGTACTAAAGAGATTACTAGTGCGATAAGCATCTTTGATGAATTTGAGCGTAAAACAGATGTGTTTGGTTCAAAGTTAATTGAAAATCTACGTGGTCAAGTAGATGCAATGCGTGATTGGGCAACTGATCTTCAAATGTTAGCCTCTAAAGGTATTGATAAAGGCTTACTCGCTGAGTTACAAGCTCTTGGTCCTAATGCACAAGCTGAGATTTCTGCATTAAATAAACTTTCCACAGGTGAACTAAATGAGTACGAAAATCTTTGGAAAGAAAAAACGCAGATTGCTAGACAACAAGCTCAGTTTGAATTAACTGGTCAACGAAAAGACATGACAGATCAAATCGAAAAGCTACAAACAGAAACGAAATCTAAGCTAACGCAATACCAAAACGAATGGGTTGAACAAGTCAAACAAATTCGTGAAGGTACGAAAAATGAATTCAACCCGATGATCAGCAGCATGAAAGAGATTGGTATCCATGCTATTGAGGGATTACGAAATGGACTTGCTAGTCAAGTACCAGCTCTACAAGCTCAAGCTAATGAAATAGCAAATACAATCGATAAAACGATTCGTAAAGCATTACAAATCAAATCACCATCAAGAGTGCTTGAGAAATTAGGTGTGTTCTCAGGCCAAGGTATCACTCAGGGACTTGCAAGTACAAAAGGTATTCTAACAAGTGCTGTACAAAGCTTAACTGATATTATGCAGACAGATATTTCAGCAGCATCTATTGGATTATCTACAGCTCTAAATGGTGGAATGGATTCGCAGTTGTTAAACAGCTACGAATTAACATCAAGCCAAGATCAAATGGGAGTCTTAAAACAGATTGCTGGATTAATTAGCAAACTGGATTTTGTTGTGGAATTAGATGGAGATGTAATCAGTGAATATGTTGATAGAAATCAAAGCAACAGGGTTTCATCAAGACGAACTACTATTGGTAAAGGGGTGTAGTCAATGGATACATTAATCGAATACAGTACAGGGGCTACACTCTCCCTTGTCAAAGAGGGGTATATTACACAAGATTTGTTAATAAGGCCAATCGATCAAAAATCATCTAGTGTTGAAGTGGATGGACGTCCTGGTATCGTTAGAGAATCAGTCAACCACGGTTCAAGAGTAATCGTCTTGCCTATTATGTTTATAGCTTCAGATGAAATAGATTTTGCTCTAAGACGCGATAAATTGTTTTCAATTTTTAGTGACTTGGAGCCTTTTTATATCTACGAGGGACGGCCAACCTACAAGACAAGTACTTATGAATTCGAGCTACCAGGTCAAACGTGGGGCGAGAATCTGCAGTTACCTGACAACATTGAAATTCTAAAAGGTAAACGCTACAAAGTAATCCGTACCAATATGAATGAGGTTGAACAAAATGGATTGATAGGAAAGGTAGATATTGAGTTTGAGACCTATCAATTACCCTATGCGGAGTCACCAGGTACTACATTAGAGGAACGTACCTTTGATAAAGAGATATGGCAAACAGGGCAAGGGTTAGTTGCTGTGGATCCGACAACCTTGAAATATGTATTCCAAAATGAAGTGTCATTTCAGGTATACAACGCTGGTGATGTGCCACTAAAAACTAACTTGCGAGACATGCTCTTTGAAATTGAGTTTCGTGGTGCTAGTACTAACCTAAGTATTCGGAATGTCACGAACGGTACGCAATGGCAATACAACAGTTCTAGTGGTATCAACGATGTGATAAAGCTTGAAACGCCCACTAGGTTTACTAAAAATGGTAGCAGTATTTTCAAGGATACAAATCGCAAAGTATTGGTTTTGAACCCAGGTTGGAACACCATTCAAATCTCGGGTGCGTCACAATTTTTAGTCTCATTTAAATTCAAATTTTATTACAAGTGAGGAGGGCTACAATGGCGCGTATGCGTGTTATCGGTGCGTCTTTAGATAAAGGGTACCGAGACGATTTAAACTATAATTTTGGGCTGTTAGAAGCCTTAATCGGTGAAGCTAATGGACTAACCGATAACTTGAGAGAGGAAATGCTTGAAAAGATTTATAACCTTCAGCAACAAATCGATATGCTGACTGGTGAGAACATTGGAGAATTACTAGAGCGCCTTACCGATTCTATTCAACAAGCTTTAACGGCTGCACAAGATGCTAGAACAGCTAAAACAGCCGCAGAAGAAGCTACAGCTTTAGCTACAACAGCCACAGAATTAGCGAATGCTAGTGCATTACTTGCTGAAGAGAAAGCTAATTACGCTAATGATAAGGCGGTATTAGCACAAGAGGCTGCAGATAACGCTAATCAAGAGGCTTCTAGCTTATCGCAGTTAAAGGTTAATGTTGTACAAGCTACACAAGATGCGAATACAGCTACAGCTAATGCTAATCAAGCTACACAAGATGCTACTACAGCTACGAATGCAATTAATTTGGTTCTGCCAAATGTAACAGGTCTTGTGAATATGCAAGAATGGTCAAACACGATCACCTACAAAAAGAATAATTTCGTCACTTTAGAAGGCAATGGGTACATGGCTTTGCGGGATAACACAAATACAAGACCTCCTTCATTCCCTGTGCTATCTAATGATGATTGGGCTATGTTAGTCCAAAAAGGTGAGAAAGGCGAACAAGGTACAGGGGTAAGAATTCTAGGAACGTTGCCAAATGAGAGCGCATTGCCACCTGTGGGTGAGCCAGGAGACGCTTATATGGTAGGAGAGCAGGGGAATCTTTATGTTTGGCAAGACAATGAAGAAATATGGCAGAATGTGGGGCAGATTAAAGGGCCTAAAGGTGACCAAGGTATTCAAGGCCCAAAAGGAGATAAAGGTGACAAGGGAGATCCTGGAGAAGATGTTGAGATAATAGATAACCTCGTTACTCAAGATCCTACAAAGGCTCTATCAGCACGAGCTGGTTATGAAATTGACCAAAAGACTACAGGACATATCAACAATAAGGATGTTCACTTGCAAGCAGGAGACAGAACTAAAATAGACAATGCTTTACAGAGAGGTACTGAAAATACCGACGTTTTAACAAACATCTCTCCTTATTACGCTAAGAGAGTTTTCAATATGCATCAAGCTATGTGGAATTCTTCTGTTAACGTGGAACAATTAGATGTGACTATCCCAATCTTAGGAAGTTTCTCAGGAATTATAAAAGTCAAGTATACTTCTTACTGGACAACTTCAGAAGCTATAGGAGGGTGTGAAGTAACTTATCAAATTGGAGCCTACTTAGGGCATCCTCAGGCAAGACTTAACACTTATGAAATAACGTCCATGTCGCCTAAGTTTGCTAACGATTACTTAGTTTACGGAGCCTATATTAACCTAGATGTTGGAATAATCGCTCTTATGATTAAAAAAGCAGCTCACGCAAGTAACAATATGACTATCTCAGTAGAGATGGAAGGTATTAGCTCACTTGGTGCAAAAACGTCTTACCAAGCTCTTAGAGATGCTTACTTGTCAGCATATGATAGTGGAAGTCCTACAGGTAATGGAATATCCCCTTGGGTTCCTCAAACTTCTAGTTTTGCAAAATCAGCATTACCTACTTGGCAGAACACTGTGTTAGGTGCAGGATGGGAGAACGTCGCAGGCTATCCACCGCTTAGGTTCTATAAGGACGGTTTCGGAATTGTACACCTAAAGGGACGTGTGAAAAACGTAACGCAGACAACACCTGAAATTACTACATTGCCTGTAGGTTACGCTATCAAGCAGACCGAGGAATTTATCGGTATGGCGGGAGCTTCAAACGTAGCTAACTTCGAGGTTAGACATGACGGCAAAGTCGCAGCCTTGAGTACTAACCAAGGACAGAACATACTAATAGACTGTTCTTATAGGACAGACTAAGGAGGAATCATATGTACGCATATACGATTGATACAAAAGGATTTATTATTAAAAGCTATTTAGTTGGCGGTGATATTGCCGTCCCAAGTACAGCTATTAACGTACAGCTCCCACAACCTCTACCTTACGTTCGTCCAAAATGGGATGGTGAGGAGTGGGTAGAAGGTGAAACAGAAGAGGAAAAAACGGAACGTGAAGAAAGACAATTACTAGAATCATTAAAACCTTCTCCAAAAGAAATTGCAGATGCAGAACTAGAAATTAAGATACTGACTATGCTTACAGATTTGGAGGTAGTGCAATGACAGACGAAAAACATTTGGCAGGCTTAACAGAAGCTCAGAAACGGTTAACAAAAGCCTACGCTACTACTGTCATGGGCGAAGTAAGGACAATTGCAGATGTTAAGCCGACAGTGTTGCAGCATTTTGTTGAGTTGGAAATTGCAGAACGTGAGATATCAGTATTGGTAAGTGAATATTAATCAGGAAACTTAGCGTTATTTTTTTATGATATACTTTTATTGGAAACGATATTATTTCTAATAGGGGTGAATCTAATGATTATAGCAGTTGAATCACTAAAACGTTTAGAAAACACATATTTTTCTATGTCAAAATCTCTGGTCAAATTAAAAGAAGCAATATCAACTGGAAGAGATAATGAAATATATTATGAGTTAGGTAACACATTACAGTGGATGATGGTTGCAGAAGAATGGATTTGGAAAAATGATGAAACTTTCTTTCACAAAACAAATAGACATTCTAACGGAAAATTATTGAGAGGATTAAGACATGCTTATAATTTAGTTAAACATGATTATATGTGTATTCAATCTCATACAACTAAGCTAATTCCTAAGTTTTCCTTCCCATTAACCATTCCAGAAGAAGGTATAGAGTTAGGAGAAATACAATTTGTTTGGGCGAAGAATGAAGAATTCCGAGGAGATAGTCAAAACCAAAGGGATACCTATCATACCTTCTTAGTAGATGTGAATATTATGGAGGCAATCGAACAAGTAAAACCTTATCTTGAAAATGAGATAAGAAAATATATTGGATGATTTTTAAATCGCAAACGTTTCACAGTCGAGAGTACTATTTTCATATGATATTAGTTCCATATTGTTCAGTAAGCGCTACTCAATTGAGTAGCGTATTTTTAATGCGAAAGAAGGTGATATGATGCTATCAATCACTAACTATGAAGGTACTTTAACAGAGGCATTGGTATGTAGAGGTAAGCCAGTAGTAAGGAAAAACATTGATGGTGTATTTGAATTGACTTTGGATGCAAGTCAACAAGACAATCCTCATTCATTCAATTTGATGGTAGAAGAAGGGATTGTCGAGGCAGGTGGTTTCCAATTTCGGATAAAACAATTACAACGGAAATCCAAAGGGAATGTTAAGTCAATATTGGCGCAGCATATCTTCTTTGACAACATTTGGCGCAGGCAAGAGGGTACAAATGGAGGGCATAAGACATTTAACGAATTTGCTACTTTTGCATTGCGTGATACGAACTGGACCTTCACAAGCGATTTTAACGAAGATGGCTTTATAGATGCTTTTGGGAATGACAATATTGTTAAATTAGTGAATCAAATATGTGAAGCATTCGAATGTGAGTATGAGATCACATCAAACAGCAACATTCATTTCAGTAAAATGCTTGGTCCAGATAATGATTTCATATACCAATATGGAGATAACATTATTGAGCTATCTAAATCGGTTAATACAGACAATCTAAGGACTCGTATCAGTGCTAAAGGTAAAGATAACCTTGTCGTCCGATACACTTCACCACAGGCTGCTAAATGGGGTATTCGGGATGCTGATGATATGAGCGATGAACGATTTTCAGACTCAGAAAATTTGATTGATAAAGCCAGAAAGTCACTAAAAGATCAGCCTGAAATATCTATCGAATTAGATTCAATAGAGCTGTTGGATAAACAGCTTGGGGAGCGCATTTGGTTGATTTACGAGCCATGGGATTATGAAATGCAGACTCGTATTTTAGAAGTCACTCAAGTAATCGATGAAGAGACAGACGAATTTAAGACAGTGGCCGTTGTCATTGGGAATGCACTTCCTCAAACATTATCAGATGAATTAACTGAGACACAGGAGATTTTAAACGAGTCAATCAAAGAATATCGGTCATCCTTTACTCAAACAGACTCAAATATTCGCTTAGAAGTAGAACGTATCAATCATAGTATTGCTGCTATTGATATTAAAGCTGATAACATTAATCTAAGTGTAAACAATCGAATAACGAATGAAGTGGCTCAACTAAACATTCGAGCTGACAGCATAACAGCGGAAGTTACCAGAGTAGAACGAAAAGCTGATAGTACACAGACACAGGTTTCATCATTGTCTATCGAGGTTGGTCAAATATCAACGAGGGTGTCTAATGTAGACTCAAGACTTGGAACAGCCGAGAGTTCAATTGTCCAACAGGCTCATCAAATTACTCAAAAGGTCAGTAATACAGATTACAACGGTAATACCATTGCATCACTGATTAACCAAACGTCAACATCAATTACGATTCAGGCTTCTAAAATTAACTTGGTCGGTGCTGTCAGTGTTCTTTCTGATATAAGTGGTAATTTAGGTACAATTTATGCCGGAAGGATTGAAGGTGCCACAATTGACATTAGCACTGATGCTACAGTAGGAAACAATTTGTATTTGGGTAAAAGTAGTGGTTTTAAATCTTTAGTTTTCAACAATTCTAATCGTATCAATAGTTCAGGTTACGGTATGGAATTAAACGCTCAAGAAATTAACTTAAGTTCTGCAGATATAACAATCGGAACAAGTGGGGGTACTACCGATTTTAATGGAACTGTTGATTTCTCTTATTCAACTGTTAGAGGGGTTGCCAGAGCAAACTCATCTGGTATCGGTATTTCTTATTCACCTGGAATGCTGCATGTACAGGTAAATGGTTCAACAGTAGGATCAGTAAAACTGACATAAAAGGAGAATGATATCATGAATTACCAAGTACAACTTAACAACGGACAAGCAATTAACTTAACAAATGCGGAGTTTGATGCAACAGCATTTACGGCCACATTAAATGATCAGAAAATTAATTTCGTGAATATCGGCGGGGCTATCATCAATAAACACATCATAATCAGTGTGTTGCCAGTTTCGGCAACAGAAACGCAAGCATAGTTTTATAAAAGTAATAAAATTTTCATTATCTTTTTTTGTTGACAATCCCAAATTAAATAATATAGAATGTCTATAGATAATCTATAGAATAACTATAGACATTTTAAGGGGGAATTGAATATGGCAAATACGTTTTTTCCTGTAGTATCTACTTTTGTAAATGCAACTGCTGGTTATCATCCAGAAAACACGGATTACAAAGTTTCAATTGGTTATGAGATAAATGATGGTGATGAAAATTGTTTAGTTTCAAAAGTCCAAATTAGATACGATGGAAAAATCTCTGGTCGAAGAAGTGCTTCCTTCCCTTATGGAAGTAACGACTGGGAAGAAGTTAAAAAGGCAATGGAGAAAGTTGAAGAATTTTACGCTAAACAAACTAATAAAGCTTTAAGAAATTGTATTATCTAGGTTTGAATCTACTTAAATACTTATGTTCAATATTTTTTGTAAATTTTTGTAATTTAAAAGAAGGTAATCCTTCCCTTTTACCGAATTGAGTAGATAAAAGGAGGATGATATGTAGTGAAAAAATTTTATACTCAAATTAGTTCTCACTACTTTGATCAAGACAATAAGCCGCATATCATAGAAATTAATTTTGCAGTAAATGTTGATATGCAAATTGCTAATTCAGAGTTAAAAAATGAATTGGATCGTCGAGGACATAAGGTTAAAACACTATTATGGACTTTGTATAATCCTGCATCATACGAAAAATTAAAGTAGCACTCTCAGTTGAGGGTGCTTTTATTGTGCTATGAGAGCAATCGAGATGGGCACCGGTCATCGTACTGAATCTCGATGTTTCTCATGGCTTTTTATTTTAAATAGGGCAAAGGATTGGTGATGTTATTGGAACACGTACCAACAGTAGAGCACCGCCTAGCGGATCATGAAAAAAGATTACAGCATTTAGAAAAGCAAGACATCAAGAAAGACAAACGACTTGAAAATATGGAACAAAGTTTTATGAAACTAGAAAATACAATCCTTAAAGAAAATCAAGAAACTAGGAATCTCTTTAAAGAACTTACTGATCGTCAATGGTCTTTGATTGAGGGTCGTGATAAAGCAGAAGAAGCAAAAGAAATCCGTGAATATGAATTAAATGCGTCTGAAAGGAAAGATGCTATTGAATTTAAGAAACAAAAGTTTAACACAGCAATGGAGTTATTTATAAAATTATTAACTGCAGGTGGATTAATCTACTTGTTAATCGAATCATTACTTAAAAAATAAAATTCGGAGGTATTTAATATGGATTTAACAAACATTTTTATGATCGCAATGGTGATGGTCGCATTTGTCTTAGCAGTTGCAGAGGTGCTTAAAAAGACATTTAATTTGAATACACAATACATGCCAATCACATCAGTAGTGATTGGTATTTTTATTGGTTTGGTTTTATGGCCGTTAGCTGATTATCCAGTGTACATCATGTTGATTTCTGGCTTTATTGCAGGATTAACGGCATCAGGCACATTTGATTTATTAAAGGCGGCTAAAAAAGAAGGTGAACAATAATGGCATATATGTTCAAACAAACATTTCTACCCGCATGCAAGTATTCAATCAAGGCGCCATACACAATGGTGCCTCAATATATCACTGTTCACAACACAGCCAACGATGCTACTGCAGCTAACGAAATTTCATACATGATTGGCAATAATAATCAGGTTTCATATCATGTTGCTGTTGATGATAAAGAGGTTATTCAGGCAATTCCTTTCAACCGTAATGCTTGGCATTGTGGGGATGGTGGAGGTAGTACCGATCCTAACGCTTTAAAGAAAGGTAATCGCCTTTCTATTGGTATCGAAATTTGTTACAGCAAAAGTGGTGGTGTACGCTATGGGGTTGCAGAGGAAAACGCTGTTCAATACATTGCTAAGTTGTTAAAACAGTTTGGTTGGGGTATTGACAGAGTGAAGAAGCACCAGGACTGGAACGGCAAATATTGCCCACACCGGATTTTAAGTGAAGATCGTTGGGGCAGTTTCTTAAAAAGAATTGAAGAAGCGATGAAGCCGAAGAAATTAGAAAAACCAACAGAAAAGGATGATGATAAAATGCAATTTACTATCAAAGAAACTAAATCAGCAGTACGAGACTTCTTACAACAAGCAGTAGATAAAAATTTGATCGGCAAATTTTGGTTAGAAAAGTTTGATAAAGACGAATTAACTACAGGCGATTTTGAAGGTTTGAAAATTATAATTTCACAACGTTAGTATTATAAAGGCCAAGATGGTTTGATTACTTTTTTGGTCTTTATACCATTTATTTAACCAATTTCCTTATTTCTGCTATATTAATAGAATAGATAAAATTACATATGGAGGAATTTGGATGGGCATGAAACATGATATTTTAGAAATACCTAGTAGTACTGGATACTGGTTAGTTCGAGCTGATGGAGGTAAGTTTTATGAGGATTTCTTCCTAAATAACTTCATAGCGATTTCAGACAATGAAATAACCCTTAGTATGATAATGGAATGTGATTTTGAAAGTCTTGCTGGAAACGTCATTGAACATTATAAAAGACTTTATTCGGAAACTTTTAAAAAAGATTGGTCTTCTCAACAGATTGCACATGCTGCAGGGAGAACACAAAAATTTATAGATGAGATGAATATTGGCGATTTGATTCTAGTCCCATCAAAGAAATCTATCACTTTTTTAATCGGTGTTGTAACTAGTGAAGTATATGAAATCACAGAAGAAGAGGTCACATCGAAAATTGAAGTGAACTACTCTATTAACCCGTATTTAAAGAGGAGAAAAGTAACATGGCTTAAAGAAGTGTCACGAAACGAAATTTCAGAAAAACTTTATTGGATATTGTCAGCTCATCAAACAATATTTAATTTATCTGAACAAAGAGACTATATAAACCAATTACTAGCTCCAGTCTATGTTCAAGATAATTTGTGTCACGGAACTTTAAAAATTTCCAAAGAAGAAGGATTAGACACAGATGAGTGGTATGAATTGTATTCAATCATAAAACAGCAATCAGATAATATGAATGATAGGATGATTGTTAAATCTAATGTACAAAGCCCAGGACTGCTTGAATTAGTTTCTAATAATCCTATTACAGTTATTTCAACAATTATAGTTTTGAGTGGTGCTGTGATGGGAGAAATAAAAATTGGTGGGATAAGATTACCTGGAATTATTCCGTTTTTTCAAACATACAGAAAAGAGCAAATTGAGATCAAAAAATCTAAAAAAGATTTGGATATGAAGGATGAAGAGCAACGGGCAAAGCAATTGGAAAATCAGCGAGCTGAATTGGAGCTAGAGCAAATGAAGGATGATCTTGCATTAAAAAAACTAGAAAATGAAGCTGAGAGACTTAAGGTTCAACTTCAAATTTCTAGTTTCGATGCAGGTAGAGTATTCGAAGGTCAAACGCAAATGGATAGCGGTGACGTTCAGGGTGAGGACGAATCTGGACAATAACACCTGCAACTATAATTAATAATGGTAAAATAATATTAGTATTTGGAATGAATAATGAAATCAACTTTGTAACAAGGTAAACAGACGACAAGAGCAATGCGTAACCATATATTACTTGGATGATTTTCATACTATTTTTCCATTCCTTTCAATTGAATAACTATATAATCTCATTAATTATGAGGTTTTTCAACAAATAAAGTTGCAAATTTTGCAATAGTACTCTTTTTAAATTATTACTTCATTAGAGTATCTTATTCACTACATTTCAAAAAATGTGTGCCAGGAACTATTGAGCCTGGCATTTTTTATTGCCGAAAACAGAACATTGGTTCTATAATATATACAAACAAATGTTCTGTCGAAGGAGAGGTTAAAATGACTTTGGTAAATTTTAAAAGTACGTTATCAAATAAAAGAAAATTTCAAGAAATAACAAAGGGTAGGCAAGATTTAGTTGAAAAAATATCTAACGCTTTTTTTGATGATGTTATTGTAAGGATATACGAACACAAAGGTACGGTAATTATACATAGTGAAAGTGAAAAGTCAGGTCATGCAAGTGTTTCTAATCCCTATCGAGATATTCAAGAATGGGAAATTGAGTATGCAATTGACCATTTTTTAAAAGAAGAAAATGTAAAGCAGTATTTGGATAAAAAGAGTGGTGTTATGCATTTAAATTCAAAGGTTAAAAAAATAAAGAAATAAGGGAGCATTTGTCATGCCAATACTAAACAATAGTTCTGTTCAAATATTATTTGGCAGAGGAGATATAGGTGTTCGAATAGGTTGTAGTAAAGAAAGAGATTCTGGTGCTATTCAATTCACTAAAATTAACCCTGTGCCTATCGGAACAGAATTGCCATTTGATAAACCATTAAGCCTAAATGATGCACCTGTAACACTTGCTTTTAATAATGTGGAAAGTTTAGATGTAGTAGTCAATCAATTATTAAAATTAAGAAATATAATGTCTAGTGAAGATGAGTATGTATGGACAGCTGATGGAAAAATTGTAGATAAAGATAAATCATTAGTGAACGAATCTAAATGATTACCAAGAGTATCTTTAAGGAATTTGATTTTTATAAAGTTCCAGAAGCAATAAACTAATAATCAGGCGCTCGAATGAGTACCTGGTTATTTTTTTTGCTTATATAGAGTTTTGATAGATATTTAATGGAATAATTATGTATATTTTACAGAGTTTTAGGTATCGTGGAAAGCCTATTATTAAGATGTACCAATTAAACAAGCACAAGGAGGAAATTACTTATGTCAATTAATAATGGAAATACTGATTTTAATTTAAGCGTTTCACAAACAGGGGAGAAGAGTTTAAAAGTATCATGGAGTCGTAGTGGTGGTATTGGTTATAATGGTCGTATTGACATCCAACGCCCTGGAGACGGCCAAATTGTTTATTCTAAGACATATAAACAAGATGATAAAAAGGGATCTTTCACATTTGAAGTTCCGTACTTTGGGGAATATAAAGTTCATATTAAGTCTAACAATGGTCAAACGTACGACTTTATTTATCGCAATGTATTCTTAAAAGCTGTAAAGGAAAAAAAATACACATACAAAGCAGCGGATGTGAAAAAAGTTGAAGATGGTGAACTATTCCTATTAGGAGCTATCACAGGTATTGGAATGTATGCTTCGATGTTGGGTTCTGTTCTTTCTATATTCTTTGGTACAAGACAAGCTGCATCAACAAAAATTACATTCCCTAACCCACGAGCAGGTGATACTCTGACGACAACCTATACACCTGTTATCGGGGGCGTACAAACAGTAGTCAAGTTTGTTCAAAAACCTTATAAAGATAAATTTGGTAATTCATTTAGTGGTGGTACTTACACTTCAGCGCCAACAGTTGCTAAATATATCACTTATCCAAAATAAATAAAAGAAAAGCACTTAATGATTAATTAAGTGCTTTTGCTTTTTTTAATCGTTTGAAATTAAAAGCTATGTCAATAATCAAAATTATATAAAGTACAATTGAACCGTTTAAAGTTATTGAAGGTAGAGGTAATATTACACCCCTAACCAGTATTAACCAAATAGTTGTTGATATTATAACGAATGAATCTAATAAAATAACCATTAAATGTTTGTGTTCTTTAAAAATAAAATTAAATACAATTAACCTTACTAAAATTGGTGTGGTTAAGAAGTAAAACGAATAAATCTGTGTAATTTGTTCTGGGCTCACATTATCTCTCCCTTAAATGTAAAAATTTGAAAATAATATTAAGTATACAGTATAATAAAGTTGAGTAAAAGAGAACTTATGTTCTTTTGGAGGTGGTTGCATGGAGTATGTAGAGTTATCTAAATCAATAATGGAATTGGGTTTTCCGGTTGTTGTTTCTACATTTTTACTTGTTAAATTGGACAAGAGTATGAAAAACATAGAAATTGCTATTGTTAATTTAACAAATGAACTTAAGAATTCAAGATTCAGGAATAAGAGCTAAACAGTGGCTAAAAGAAAAAGGGCAAACATATAGGGCAAGGGGAAAATTGATATGAAAAAGAACGCTCGTGAAGTTGATAAATTAGTAGAAGAACATCTAAAAATGTACCCTTACATTAGTAAAGAAAGAGTAGGGGAATTGACTATAGATCAAAGAATAGCAATATGTATTAATGAATTATTAAGCATATTGCCAGAAAAAGAAGTTACATTTATAAATTTTCGATACATAAATGGATGGACAATAGTTAAGGTAGCGCAAGAAATGAATTACAGCCAGCAGATGATTTATGTCATTCGTAAAAAGGTGTTGAAGAAAATCTATCTAGGAATAAGCCATTTGCTTCATAACTAAGAAAAGTGTGAGATGAAAGAATATTAGTCATAGAGTTTGTTTATCAAAGAATTTAATTTGCCTATTTGGCTATTTTTTTAGCGCCAAAAAAGAACGTATGTTCTTTTTGTTTGGGGTGTTTTGTTTTTATTAATATAAGAAAAATTTAAATTTATGGTAGTAATCAGTTTGTTATTTATGATAATATGTAATTGTAAATAGATTCAATTTAAGTTTTTATTTTAATTACAATTAATTAAATAACAAAGGCATGAGGAAAACCCTCATAGCTAATGTCTCAGTTGGAAGCACCAACGAGATCGTCTGATTATTATTTATTAATAATCAACGTTTTCGTTTGGTGCTTTTTTTGGTTAAATACTACCTCCATAAAGGAAGCAGTTAATAAAAAATTGTATAAATAAAACAAAAGATTGTATAAACACAACAAAAGATTGTTGAAGTGATTAAAAAATTTTTAAAAATGACAGGTGTTTTAATAAATTTTATAAGGCAAAATTCCGAATTAAGGTTATATTGTAGAAAATCACCTAGGTTAAAGAAATTTCTAATGTGTTTTCATCTAAATCAAGTTCAACTACCAATGCAGCTTTAATCGCGTCTAGTAATTCTTGTTCTATACTAACTTTAAATGTGACAGGAATTGAATCCAGTAAGAATTGGATTTTATCAGGATAAGTAGGACTAATATAAATTTCTCTTATTTCATTAAATTCTTCCCATAGCTTAGCAGAGCATCCAAAAGTCATATCTAACAACTCGTTTTTATGTTGTATATCTGCTGAGATTGTTAGGTAGTAATTGCAGATACTTGGAGTATCACTTGTATTGATTTCAATTACTTCAAAATCGTATTCAAGTGGTTCTTGAACGAAAAGATCGTTTGGTTTTATTTTAAGATAATTACAAAGAGTATCAAAGGTATCAAACTGAATTCCTTTACTTTGGTTTTGGTTTAACGCAGTTAATGTGGTGCGGGATATTCCTGTTCTTTTTGATAATTCGCTAATTTTTATATTTCTTTCTGCTAATAAAACAGCTAGATTGCATTTAATCATTTTATCACCTCTTATTGACTATTGTATTGTAGTCTGAACAAAATTTAAAGTTTTTTTTACTTTTGCTGTTGACAGTTAAACTATGGTAGATTATATTTGAATTATACCTATATGTTCAGATAACTGAACAAATTTAGTGAAAATAAGTGAAATGGCGGTGTTATTGTGCAAAATAATTTTCGAGTAATCTTAGCTAAAAAAGAGCTAACTATTACGGATGTCTCAAAAGCTACAGGAATATCTAGGACCACTTTAAATTCTTTGTTTTACAAAAGAGCTAAAGGGATTCAATTCCAAACACTGTTAGCGTTATGTAAGTTTCTAAATTGCGATATCGGTGAATTATTTGAAATTGATAAGGAGGTAGTTTAGATGAACCAATTAGTATTTATTGAAAACAATGAGGTTGTAACTGACAGTTTGACTATTGCTGAAATGTTTGGTAAGGAACATAAAAACGTCTTACGAGATATTCAAACTCAAATAGAATATGCAGGAGATCAATTTTCACAGCTCAATTTTGAGCCATCAATTTACAAAGTAAGAGGAAAAGATTATCCGAAATTTAATCTTACGGAAGATGCTTTCGCATTAGTGGTATTCAGTTACAACACCAAAGAAGCTGTTCAAACAAAAATTAAATTTATCCAAGAATTCAAAAGAATGAAGGAGTTTATACAAAAACAACCTTATACACCTATAGACAATACTATTGAATTCGAGAAGCATTTGATTGGTGTAAAATATGCCACTGAAATATTACGTATGGACGAGTCATCAAAAATCAAAATGCTTGAGGCTGCACACAACCAGCATGGAGTACCAACTAATCATTTGCCAGTTTATGTAGAGGATGAAGAGTTGAAAAAACCAATTTCAGAATTACTTAAGGATTATAACGTAGGTATAAGTGCAATTAAGGCAAATAAAATTCTTCTTACTGTTGGAATCCTTGAGATTAAACACCGTCCATCGTCAAAAGGTGGGACTAAAGAATTTAAATCAGTTACGGATAAGGGTAAATATTATGGTTTGAATGCAATAAGCCCTCAAAATCCTAAAGAGACACAGCCGTTGTATTACCCATCTAAGTTTAGTGAGTTAATTCCATTACTAACGGGGCAAGAGGTATCTTAA